TTAGATCCAGGTTTAGGCTTTGGTTTTGGAGGACTTGGAGGTGGGGTCGCGACACCATCTCTACCATCTCTACCATCTCTACCGTCACGTCCTGGTGCTGGTGTAGGTGTAGGTTCCGGTGATGGTTTAGGTTCTGGGCCTGGCTTACCACCACCGGGATCAGGTGCAGGAGATTCAGGACCCGGGTCTGGTTTTGGAGCTCCACCAGCTGGACCTATAGCTTTTCCATCTTTTGAAGTAACAGAAGTAAATTGGTATGTATTATCAGCTGATTGAAGAACTTTAATTGTACCACCGGTAAGATCCCTAACCTCTTCTTTACCGCCCTTTTCATCTACAAAAGTACCTTGGTTTATAGGTATAATAAATATATTTTTATTATTTGGATCTTGGGTAGGGCGTCCTAATGCATTTCTAGCTCGAATATCATCCTTATAATGCTCTCTTGCATAATCGTCATCTGTAAAATACTTTTGTACCGCCTTTAAAGGATCAGTAGCATTAATATCCTTTGCTATACCAGCTACACCCTTTGCAGCACCAACCAATGCTGGTGCATCTTTGGCTAACTGCTTTCCTACCTCACGCGTAGCAGCTCCAAGACCAGCTCCTACCTTTTTCATAAATGAACCAAATCCTTCAGTTAAAACTTCTTTATGGGATAACTTTCTCACATTGATATTTATTCTTGATTACCTAAAATATGTAAATATAATAATCATATAAATGAGTAAAAAAGATACTAATTATGAGTGGTTAGGTGATGATGATGAGCTAACCGGTGAAAAAGATGTTATTGCTAAGAAGTTAATGGGTGAGGAATATAGTAAGAGTTATTTTCCCCCTATTAGAGTTTATGATGATAATGTTGATGCTAGTAAAGAATATATTTCTTCTTTACCTGATTTACAGAATGGACCTTCGAGTCTAATTCAAGGAGCTGCTGTACCTATTCAGCAAGTTGGTATTCATAACTTTAAACTGCCTCTTACTTATAAGAAACGTAATGGTAAAACTATTGAACTTGAAACTAGTGTTACCGGTAGTGTTAGTTTAGAAGCTCATAAGAAAGGTATTAATATGTCTCGTATTATGAGAAGCTTTTATGATCACAAAGACGAGACGTTTAGTATTGATAAGATTAAAGATGTTTTAGAAACTTATAAAAATAATCTTAAATGCTTTGACTCAAGAATAATGCTTAAGATTTCTTATCCTATCAAGCAGAATAGTTTACGTAGTGGTTTAGAAGGTTATCAATATTACGATGTTGTATTTGAAGGCGACTTAACTAAAGAAGGTGAGTTTAAGAAATATATTCATTTTGATTTTGTTTATTCTTCTGCCTGTCCTTGTAGCTTTGAGTTGAGTGAGCATGCTGAAAAGTATCGTAATAGAGCTACTGTACCTCATAGTCAAAGAAGTGTTGCTCGTGTAAGTGTTAGATTTGAGGATATGCTTTGGATTGAAGATATTCAAGAGTTATGTTTAGCAGCTTTACAAACTGAAACGCAAGTTATGGTTAAGAGAGAAGATGAGCAAGCATTTGCTGAAAAGAACGGTGCTTACTTAAAGTTTGTTGAAGATGCTGTAAGATTGCTTTATGAAAAGCTTACTAATGAATCTCGTATCTTAGACTTTAAGATTGTTGCTTCTCATAATGAGAGTTTGCATAGTCATAATGCTGTATCAGTTATTGTAAAAGGTATTGAAGGAGGCTTTAAAGCTGGTGTTACTAGAGATGTTTTTGAATCTACTGGATTACGATAAGGAACTACCTCATAATAAGGTGTGAATATTTTTGTAACAGATCATGATCCAGCTTATTCTACAATTAATCTTTGCGATCAGCATGTAAGATCAAAGATGCAGATTGAAGGAGCTATTATGTTAGCTCATGCTTTTCCTCAAGAAGTATTAGATCATCCATCTACTCCTAGAACATCAACTGGAAAGCCTCGAAGAAGGGGTAAAGGTTATTTTAATCATCAATGTTCTATATGGGCGAGGGAAACAAAAGATAACTTTAAGTGGTTAGTTGATCATACGTTAGAAATGTTTACTGAACGTATGTATAGATGGCCGGACTCAAATGAGCATTTTACTAAGACGTTTATTGAGTGGTGTGGTAAAAATATCCATAATACTATAATGGATAATTATGGTTTAACTAATTACGCTTTAGCTATTGGTAAGGATTGTGAGTGCAGAAAGGTAAAAGGTTTTGATAACCTTTCAACAATTGACAAATATAGAGAGTATATTCGTTGTGATAAACCTTTTGCTACCTGGACGCAGCGTCGTATACCAGCTTGGTATTAAATATCAGCTTCAATATTTTTATGAGCTATATTTTCTGCACTTACGTCAATTAATGCATCGAGCTCATTTTCAATAAAATCCTTACCTACAAGAATTTTATATATATTTGAAGTTCTATCTCCTATAGAAAAAGGTACATTTTTAAATTCCTTATTTCCTATTTTAAAGTCAAATTCTACCACCGGTCTATCTTCAGTATTACCGGCACCTACGTTAATTGTAATATTATCTTTCTTATCTTTAGTTAATCTTTTATTGTTAACTGTCTTAAAAACTACTTTGTTACCTTGTTCTTGTATATCTTCACCGTGAAGTACATTAAATGCTCCATTACCAGAATCTAATTTAGCAGGAATTTTACCTACACCATCTACATCGAAGAATTCTATTAATCCTACGACACTTTTTTCTTCAAAGTAGTTCTTAAAATTTTTCATATTAATCATGTGGGCATTCTTCACCTTCTGGGCATCCGCATCCTTTTAAACTTTCATGTCCCATATTATACATACTATCTCCTCCCATTTCTTTAGTATGTTCGTAATCTAACCAATGGTATACTGAGGATAAATAATCAGCTGCTTTAGTAATTTTTGAAGCAGTCCATCCTTCTAAATCAGGAATACCATCTAACATAGCAGATATTTTTTCTGCATATTTATGAGCTTTTAATAGATCAGACTTAGCCATATGAATCTCAGAATTATCATGTTCGTGTTCATGTTCAACAGGAGGCTCTTCCTCAACAGCCTGTACAACCACCATACCTGGAGTCATCATTTCATTAAGTAAGTTATCGTCTCTTCTATATCTCATACTATTATTTATCTATTATTCCAGTCTTTCTGCAGAATATTAATAATTGCATCTTTATCTGTTTCGTTAAGATCTAAGGGCGTAAATCTTTCAACTGCCTCTTCAATGTTACCAACTTCAAGATATTCCTTCATATCTTTTGCTCTTACACCACCTCCTAATGCTTTTTCTTGAGCTATAAGTGTTACATGAGGGTATTTATCTTTATTTTCAAAACTTTTGTTACGAGCTGCATCACCCGGTCCGGACCCTATAATAATTTTTTTATCTGTATTTTCATCTGCAAAGTCATATGAACTCTTTACAGGACTTATAGGAGCAATATTTACCTCTACCGGCTTCCCAGCTTGAGTATATATTTCCCAAATAGCTTTAGATGCATCTGGAGTTATCCACTCTCTACCTGGTCTGTTTTGTTTTTTACCAATAAATATAACACCTTTATCTGCATCCTTTAAAAGTTTATTAAACATTTCTAAGTGACCTTTATGTGGTGGCTTAAATCCTCCAGCAAGTAAAGCTACTGTTTCGTTAGCATTCTCTTCTTGCTCAACTCTATCCATATACCGCTTAGCTTCCTTCTCTGCTTCCTTCATATGAAACTGAGATATTTCCTCAGACTCAAATCTGGAACTAGGCTGTTGTTCAAAATATTCTTTAAATGTTTTCATTATGCTTCTTCCATAGTATCGGGATACCAATCTGGTAAAGGTGCTTCTTGTATCCTATTAGCGTATTCTTTTTTAGCTTCTTCAAAATCTGTTGATACTTTACCATCAACCATATCTTTTACAAAGCCTAAAGTAGCAGCGTTAGCATAGAGATCACCGCACCTTGCTGTTACTTCTTTTTTAAGCCCATCATATATAATACTACCAGTAACATGACCTAAAGTATCTAACATATCTGCAGGTACATCAATATTCATTGTTGAATATACATAATCCCTATGTGCAGCAGGAAACTCATGAGGTATACTCTCGTCTTTAATATATACAGTATCAAATGGAGGCTCTATATTATTCCAAAGTAACATATTTTCAGTTACCTCATCCGGTTCACCAAATTTCTTTATGAGCTTTATTGCGTAATCTCTAGCATCATCAAACTCCCAGCCTTTGAGAGATTCAACTGCACTACCTTCTTCAAAATATTCTTTAAATGTTCTCATCGTTTAGTACTTGTTTGACCTCCGCTAAAGTTAGCACGACTAAACTCTAATCTATCTACAAGCTTAACTGCATCACCAGCTTTAGATACACTTACATAGCCTTCAGGAGATGTTACTTTTAACGTACCGTCCTCTGCATCTAAGAAATGCTTAGTGTTATATACGGCATTATTATACTTGTTAATAAAGATCTGTTTAGCTTGAGAAAGCAGCTTACTTACCTTAAAAATATTTACTATATCATCTTTTTGCTGGTTGAATTCAGCCATTTTCTTCTTAAAACTCTCTTCAACTTTAAGTTTACCAGCTTTAGACTTTCTCTTTTCAATTTCTTTAGTCATTCTACCTTTAAACCAATCAACAAAGTTATTAAAAGACTCTTCTGGATTCTCTAAGAATTTACCTTTTTGAATCTCAGAGTTAGCATATATGTTTAATAAATCAAGAGGTAGATCATTATAATCTACTTTAATAGAGTCAGCAGTTTTAACAAAATCCTTAACTTGTTTTGCTTCATCTGTTGTTAGAGTAACTGTTCCAGTAGTATCAGTAAATATAGCATCATCAACCCATACTCCTGGCACTTTTTTAAGCCCTTTTACATTAATACCATATTGCGGGGGGCTATCTAAATCAGCATACCCTGTATGGAATACAATACCGAATACTGAATTTGCTATTTCACTGCCTAATTTTGAATCTTTCTCTACAGCATACTTAATTGTATTAGGTTTAAAAGTAAAATGCTCTACACCATCAATATTTTCTTTGTTAACAGATGATGAATCAAACATAAAATCACCTTGAAGAATACCTTTTATACCAAGCTTAGGAAGATACTTAAGAGCTTTCTTTAATTTATCAGCTAAACCTGGCGCATGCCCGTGATTCATCTCTATATCATTATCAGTATAGTTAATTTTTGGACCAGTTTTATTAAAAACTGATTTAGTACCTACGAAAAATTTACCAGTATCAGGATGTTTACCAACAAACATAGCTGGCGCACCATCCCATTTAACAGAAGTATTAACCTTTCTTTTACTCTTACCTTGTAAATGTGATAATAAGTCAGTTATAAATCCTCTTGCTGTCTTATAACCACCTTCGCCTTTAGTAAGTACCAGCTCTTCTAAATGAGTAAGGTGTGTATTAGCCTTAGCTTCATTAAGAAGTTCGTATTGTTCAAAATATAGTTTAAAGTTTTTCATACTAAGAAAAATTCTTTTGCAAAGGCTACTGAGGTATTACTACCCGGGTAGTAAATATACACCCCTTCACCGTCAAATTTAAATTTAATCATACCTTTTTCAACTGCATTAATTACTGAGCTCAACTGCCCAACATTAACATAATTAGACTTAAAAAAGGTACCTTTGTCCAATTCATCGGGTTTTGTTTTTCTACCCTGAAATCCTTTTTGATATACAGCTAATAAAATATTAAATCCATGCTGTTCATCTGATTCTCCATCTTTATTACCCTGGTTGCCATACTGAAAGAGCAATAATGCACCTAAGTAGTCTTTTCTTAGTTCAGGGCTATCGTAATCATAAACCTTTTTAAACGCTTCCGTACTAAATGCTTCTTTACATAACTTACTATTAAAATCTTGCGAAGGGTTTATTTGATCTAAATTAATTTCACCTTTAGCTATTCCATTAATTAATTTTCTATCATTAGCAAAACCAGCTCCTCTAGCACTAATAACCCTACCCATTCCGGTTTTTACTTCAATCTGTAAACCGCTTGGTAATTCTAAATCACCTACTTTACCCTTTCTTGCCTCTGTTAACACAGATAAAGCTAGTTCACCCGCACCTACACTCACTACTCCTTCTTCGAATTTTCTTACAAATAATTGATTATAAAATTTCTTTTTCTCTTCTTCTTTTTTCAAGAATGAAAGTTGCGGATAACACACCTTAAATAAATCGACCTCACCCATTAAACCTGATAAATTTTCTCCTAATACATTTAAACCATCCTTATTAGATACAAACTCTTTTAATTTACTATAATCGACGCTATAATCTAAAAATAAAAAATATAAAAATTTATTCTGGGTATTAAATCCCGCTTTTGTAGCTAGTGTATTAATTATTTCAATATCCTCGTTAGACATAAACGAACCCTTTACATTACCTTTAAAATAACCAGCTATTTTTTCTATCTCATCTTTATCTACTTCTACTTCTTCTACAGTATCATCATCAAATGTAAGAGTTAATTTAGCCTCTCCTAATACCTGTAGATGCTTACGTGGAGGTATATTACCCCCTACTTTCTCTTTATAGATTTTTTCTAGTGACCACTGCATGATTAAATTTCTTGAAGTTCAGATGCAAATGATTTATTTGAAGATTGTAATATATCTTGTATAGCGTCAGTAACTTTTTTAGGGTCACTTTGAACAAATTCATTAGATAACGAATTAATCATATTTTCTTCTTCAATACTAGGACTATATGAAAAAGCGAGAGCAGCTAACTTAGTAAGATAAATTTCTGCTTCTGCTGTCACCCTTTCAGGTGGTGATTCAACGTCGACTTCAGCATCTACTTCTTCCTGTTCATATAATTTACTGAACCTATCAAATAATTTAAGTGTTTTATTCATCTCTTTTAGCTAATTGTTGTTTTAATTCTTGAGTTTTATTAATAAATTTTCTAACTCTTTCTTGATCAACTTGGTTTCTATCCTCTACTGCCTTCTTAGCCTCATCCCCTTTAACATCGCTAATATCTTCAGCCTCTTGATCTTCTGCATCTTCTACATTATCAATACTTACTTTATACTTATTACCTTCATCATCCATAATATGTAAAAAATTAGACATTGGTCTATTTTTAACTTTAACACCTTTATCCAATAAAACTCTTAATAGAGTTAATTTAGCTTTAGTGTTTCTATCTACAGAATCATCAGGGGTATGATCTTCTACTAAGTCAAGAAACTTATCCATGAATATATTTATGTCATAAGAGACAGTTTTACATTCATATCGTTAAGTAATTCAGCTTCTAAGTGCTTTAATTCGTACTTTTTAAGAAACTTACGAAATTTAGCTAAAGATATGTTAAATTTATCAGTTATAACGTGGTAATCAGATTCTCTATCACTTACAAACTCATCAAACGTATACTTATCGTATATAATATTAGGAGTTAATGAGTTAAATATTCGTTTTACTAAAGATTCTTCTATAGTTTTTTCCGATTCAACCTTATAATAAAAATATTTTTTATACTTCGATGACTTGCAAGCACGTATAACCTCTTTTATTATAAAATGAATACCTAATTTGTTCTTATCAGTACGCGAAAGTTTTAAATTATTTTCAGTTATATGAAAAATATACTCATTGAATGACTTAGTTAAGTAATAATTTAAATTAATTATATCTACATTCCGAACAGGATCATAGAAATTACTGTTTTCTTTTACCAATTCGGAGGTTGATAATTCCGTTATAGTAGTCATCTCGAGTTAATACTTCCTCTTCAAATTGTAACTTAGCTTCATAATAACTCAACTCCCATTTTGAATCACACCATCTAAGTATTTCAAACTTAAAACTATCCATACCTAATGATTCAAGATCTTTATTAAGCTCATTTGATGAGGAAGTATAGGTTTTCCAATCTGTTTCTATTTTTTGATGGCGCTTATTCTTCTTACCCTTTAAAGGAGGACGCTTTCTAATAGATTGACATTGCTTCTTACCAATATACTTCTTATCATTAGTAAGATTAGTTATCTTATAAATGAAACCGTAAGGTAGGTCTGCGTTTTCTTCTAGAACCCCCTCCCAATGACCTAAATCTACCACTTTCTACAAGACCAATACCTAGCTTTAGTCTTTGGCCCGGGATTATCGCAATTATGTCTAGCTCTGAATGATTTACGAGCTTTTGGATTACTCTTACGAATTTTCATAGTCTTCTCACCTTTTCTTTTAGCAGAAGTACCTCCATGACCGAAGTTTACCTTCTTTACATTACCAGTTTTAGGATCCTTAACGTATACTTTAAACTTCTTAACGTCACCTCTAGTAGGCTTGTTGAGCTTTACTTTTCTTCCTCTATATTCTGCATCTTCTTCTGGATCCTCTTCATCAGATCGTGCAGTATAATGTTTTGGATTCATTCGGAATTTAGGGCCCCCTGGTCCATCGGCACCAGCATCTCCTTTTCTTAACTTACCTTGTGAGTTATAATGCTTTCCTTTAGCAGCTTTTTGAGGATACTCAGTTCTTTCTAATAACTCTCTTACTAAATCATCAAATTCCATAATAATATTTATGCTTAACAGTGATAATTTAAATAACGTTGAAGAGCTTTAGCATAATGAGTGCCTTTATTTTTAAGCTTACCTTTAGCTCCTCGTACCTTACTGCAAGAGAGACTACCTAGCCTACTTTTAAGTATACCAGGTTTTACTGGCTTATGAATATTTTTCTTCTCAGCATCTTCTTCCCTCATACGTTTTGTTTTTTTCTTACTAGCTTCTTTTTTCCTAGTAATATATTTAAAAGCAGCACTTAAACTCTTTTTCTTCTTAGGGTCCTTTACCCTGCCTTTAGCTGCTCTCACTCTTTGATGTATTAAATTAATTATTTGAGATTGTCTAGCATGCGACTTACTTTTAAATGAAGCTTTATTAAGAGTTTCTCTTATATCAGAAACAGAACTAAATTTTACACTTACCGTATCACTTGGATTCTCATCAGTATATAATCTTCTACCCGATCCTTTCGGCTTTTTACCAGTACCTTTTTTAGGATCGCGCTTCTCTAAATATAAATTTACTAAATTATTAAACTCACTCATTTCTTTTTCTTTTTCTTCTTCCAACTAACACGCTTTGGACCCTTTTTCTTGTACATTTTTCCCTTTATACTCTTACAGGCTGCTTTAGTAGGTCGACATGCTGGGTAACTACCTCCAGATTTCTTAGATTTACGACCACAAGGACCACCAGTCTTACAATTTACCCACCCCTTAAACTTCTTACCTGTTTTAGGGTCAGTACCACCTCTTTTAAACCATTGACGTAATGAGTCACTAGCTTCATTAAGATAGTGCTCTACTAACCTATCAAACTCGCTCATTTTTTCTTCCAAATTTTTCCTTTTCTACATCTAACTATAGCACCAGACTTATAAGCAGAAGTTTTTTTTCCATATACTGAATCAGCTTTCCTTTTACATCTATCCTCTGCTTCTTCTTCTTTATACCCCTTCTTCTTATAATCTTCAATTTCCTTTTTATTACCAGGAGGTAACTTTACCCCTAACTTCCCATCTGGACTTCTTAACTTTACATGCTTTGCAAACTCTTTTTCAACTTTATCAGCATATTTTTTCGAAAACTTTTGCTTTACTTCATTATTTTCTTCATCTTCAGCTTTATCAACATGCATAACAATCACTGTATCTTCATCTACTCCGTACTCTTTAGTACCATCACCCATATCATCCCACTCACCAGAGATACAATCTTGAACGTCAACTCCAGCATGATTACAAGCGTCTTCTAAAGAGTCAAACGTTTTGTCTGTATGCATAATTTGACCATGTTGTCCTCCTACTGATCCTACGGAAAATTTAATGTTAGATTCTTCATTCTCCGGAAACATACGTTTTTGAACTCCTTTCTTCTTTTTCCCTAATGGCTTAGCTAGTCTAGCATCTCCTGGTGTATTAGTATACTGCTTACCGCCACCCTCATCGTTCACATTCCGCATATGGGTTGATGGACCATCACCAAAAGCACCAGTACCTACATCCTCGTTAATTGATTTATAAAAATATTTAGCAAATTTTGAAGTAGAATTCATACTACTTATATTTATAATATATATGTGGAATTACTTCAACAATACATAGAAGAAATAGGTAAAGATTTAGTTTTAGATGATTTTAACCTAAAAGAATCACAATTAAGACTTCCTTCTCGTAAGCATTACTGGGTAGCGAGACTTATTGAAGCTAAAGTTGATCGTAATAAATTACTAGCTAAAAAGAAATCTCTTAAAAAAGAAGTGGTTAAGCAAGTAGTACGTGATTCTCCTATAAAGATTACTCAATCTGCCGCTGAATCAGCTGCTGAAAGTCATTCAAGTTTAACTAAGCTTAATGATGCTATAAAAGAAAGAGATATGATAATTGAATATCTTGAAAAGGTAGAGAAAATTATGTCTTCTATGGGATATGAAATAAAAAATATTGTTGAGATACAAAAAATGGAACAATTATAATGATTGAGTTTAGTTATATTCGTGCTACAGGTAAGTTAAGAATAACTTGTTCTGATAGCTCTTTATTCGATAAAATTAGAGAGCATTTTTCTGTAGAAAATACAGGTGCAAGATTTGCAAGGAGATACTCTAGATTTGTACCGAGAAGAAAATATGCTATATCTAATACCGGGGTTTGTGAGTTAGGCATATATTGGGAAATAAGGCAGTACTTAATTAAAGAGCAAATTACTGTAGATGTTGAAGTACAAGAAGAGTTACAAAACGAATTGAATGCAGGTACAACGAAAGAACTTTATGAGGATTTTGAATTTGAATTAAGAGAATATCAAAAAGAAGTAATTAAAAAAGCTTTAAAAATAGGTAGAGGTACTTGTGTTCTAGGTACTGGTGCTGGTAAGACTTTCACTACTGCAGCCCTTATTGAGAATTATTTTAGAAATAGTGATAATAAAGATGTTTTTAAATGTGTAGTATTGGTACCTGATTTGGGATTAGTTACACAAACTTATGATGAGTTTTTAAATTGTGGTACATCATTTAAATTAACTAAATGGACGGGTAAAAATAAACCCGACTTAACTGCTAATGTAGTTATATGTAACATAGGTATAATACAGAGTCAGTTTAAAGATAATGACTGGATGAAATATATTGATTTACTTATAGTAGATGAGTGTCATAAGGTTAAAGCTACAAATAAAATAAGTAAAATTATATCTAAGATTAAAACCAAAAATAAGTATGGATTTACTGGTACGTTGCCAGAGGATCAATTAGATAAGTGGTCTATTATTGGTAAGCTAGGACCTGTTATATATGAAAAATCAAGTTATGAGCTTAGACTAGAAGATTACTTAGCTAACGTAGTTGTAAAGGTAGTCAATATTGAATATCAAAACCATCCAATATATCAAGGGGTAGATGGTTACAGGGCTGAATTAGATTATATCTATGAAAGTGATAGAAGAAATACGTTTTTAACACAGTTATGTAGCAAGTTAGAGAACAATACTCTTATACTAGTTAACCACATTTCTCATGGTGTAAATTTATCCGAATACCTTACACAGTGTGAAGATAAGCAAGTTTATTTTATTAGAGGTGAAGTAGAAGTAGATACTAGAGAAGATATAAAGAGAATAATGGAGAAAGAAACCAACGTTATATGTGTTGCTATGAGTTCTATCTTCTCTACCGGTGTCAATATCAAGAATATACATAATATTATCTTCGCCGCGGGGGGTAAATCATTTGTAAGAACAGTACAGTCTATCGGAAGAGGTCTTAGAAAACATGATTCTAAAGATAAGCTAGTTATATTTGATATTTGCGATAGACTTCGCTATGGTATACGTCATAGTGAAAAAAGAAAAGAAATTTATGAACGGGAGAAGATCAAGTATGTTGAGAAGAACATTAGTTGAAAAACATTAAATTTAACCTATAATTATACCATATGGCCAAATCCAAAAAGAAGACAGAATATTATATAGAACCTAAAGTATTTAAAGCTTCGCTAAAAAAATATTATGATTCAGATATACTTACTGATGACTTAGCAGAAAATATTAAAAAAATTGCTTATGGTTTAAGCTATAACTCTAATTTTATTAACTATACTTATAAAGATGATATGATCGGCGATGCATTAGTAAAAATGTATGCTGCTTTAAAGCATAAAAAATACAAGTTTGAAAGTAATTCTAATCCATTTTCTTACTTTACTACTATAGCATTTAACGCATTTATTAATAGAATTAAGAAAGAGAAAAAACATCACGAAGCTATCTCTAATTACAAAGAAAAAGTTTACGAGGAATATATGTCTAATCCTGAGTATACCGGTGGAGGTGTTGTTTACGTCAAACCGGTAGATGAAGAAGATGACTTGTACAATCAGTAAGCCTAGGTTCGCTATATTTTCAGATCTTCATTTAGGCGTTCATTCCAATAGTACAGAATGGCATACGTATGCTGTAGAATGGGCTAATTGGTTTAAAGATGAATGTAAAAAGAAGAATATTAAAGACTTAATCTTTTGTGGTGACTGGCATCATAATAGAAGCGAAATATCAGTTAATACATTACAAGTTTCAGCCGATATTTTAGATATCTTATCAGGCTTTAATATTATAGCTATTACCGGTAATCATGATATCTACTATAAACATCGTACTGATGTAAATTCGCTATCGATCTTTAAAAGACGTAAAAATGTAACTATTTTGGATAAGCCAGTTACTATAGAATCTTTTGATAAAACGATTACATTTTGTCCATGGAATACTAACCCTAAAGATATACCTGAGAGTGACGTCATATTCGGTCATTTTGAAATTGAAACCTTTAAAATGAATACTTATAAAGTATGCGAAGAGGGTGTTAAAGTAAAAGACTTATTAAAGAAAGGTGAACTTATTATATCGGGTCATTTTCATACTAGACATGAAAAGAGGTTTGGTAAGGGTACTATTCTATATTGTGGTAATCCATTTCAAATGGACTTTGGTGATGCAGGAAATCAAAAAGGGTTTTATACTTTAGATTTAGATAGAATGGAGTATGATTTTACTCCTAATAATATTTCACCTAATTATATGAAAATTACATTAGGGGAATTAGTAAGAGAAGGAAGCTTTACTAAAAGAATTATTGATATCATATCAAATAATATTGTAAAGCTAAAAGTTGATATGAATATATCTCAAGAAGATATGGATATTCTTCTTAAGAAGTTAAATTTACTTAAACCTAAAAACCTTACAGTAGATTATGATATAAATTTTAATCGATTGATAGATAACGTTGAAGATAAAGAAGATCTATCAGGCATTGATATTCCACAAGCCATTGAAGAATTTATTAATTTACTTGAAATTAACAATAAAAAGGATATCATAGATTATACCTTATCGCTGTATGAAAAGAGTAGACTTTAAAAAAGTATCGATAGTAAATTTCTTATCTGTAGGAGATGAACCGGTTACAGTTGAGTTTAAAAAAGGTTTGCATGTTATAACTGGTAAAAATAGAGATAAACCTGATAGAAGAAATGCTATTGGTAAAAGTACTATTGCTGATTCGATCTATTTTGCTATATTTGGCGAGACTTTAAGAGAGATTAAAAAAGATCTTATACCTAATAATCTTACTAACGGTAAAACTCATGTAGAGTTAGATTTTGAAGTAACTACAACTAGTGGTACTAATGAATATAAGATAATTAGAAACTTATCTCCATCAAAAGCATACATCTTTAAAGATGGTATTGATAAAACTAGAGACAGTATTAGCAATACTACAAAATATATTGCACAAATTTTAAGTGCATCGCAAGCTATTTTTCAAAACTGTGTTATTATGACAGTTAATAATGCAGTGCCTTTTATGGCTAAAAATAAAATCGAAAAGCGTAAGTTTATTGAAGATATTTTTGGAATGGAGATTTTTAGTACTATGCTCTCTACATTGCGAAATGAATATAATGAAATTAAGAGAGAACATGATACAGAAACAACTAAACTAGATGAGGTATCTAAAAGTCTTAATAATTACTCTAATCAAAAAGATAAACTATTACAAAAACGTAAAGAGAAAAAAGAGTTATATTTAGAAAGGGAAGCAAATAATAATCAAGAATTAGAAAAGCTACTTGACGACATTAAAAATTACGAAGATGTAAATGTTGAAAATATACAAAACTCTATTGATAGTTTAAATGAAAGGCTTGAAGAGTGTGAATTAAAAATTAATAATGATATTGAGCAGATTAGTACTGAAAAAGCAAAAGTTAAATATAAAAAAGAACAATATCAAAAAATGGGTACTGATGAAGAAATATGCCCAGTTTGTTTAAGGAGTATTGAAGAGCATGATCAAGATGTTATTAGTAAAGAAAGAGAAAAGCTTAAAGATACTATCGAGCGAATGGTTGAATCAATAAAGGTTATTGGTACTGATTTAGATGAGTTAAAATTGCGTAAGGTAAAAATTTTAAAAGCTATTACATCCTGTCATAATAAAATTGCTGAAGCAAAGGTTACATTACAAAAACGAAAAGGTACTAAAGAGCGTGTAGGTCAATTACAAGAATGGTTAGAAGAATTAAAAATAGACTTAGAAGCAGTTGAATCTACTGAAACTGATTTTGATGAGCTTATAGTAGAAACGAAAAAGCGCTTTGATAGTTTAGATTCTGTAGTAAAAGATTTTAGAGATCAAATATCTACTTTAGATATAGTTAAGTTTGTAGTTTCTGAAGAGGGTGTAAAGTCATATATTGTAAATAAACTACTAGAGCTTCTTAACGGTAAACTACTACACTATCTTAAACGTTTAGACTCAAATTCAATTTGCATATTTAACGAATATTTTGAAGAAGAGATTTTAAACGAAAAAAATAAAATTTGCTCTTACTTTAACTTTTCAGGCGCTGAAAGAAAATCTATAGACCTAGCTTGCTTGTTTACGTTTTCAGATATTAGACGTCTACAAGGTGGTGTACAGTATAATATAGCTATATACGATGAATTATTTGACTCTTCGTTTGATGAAAAGGGTATCGAATTAATTACCGAAATCTTGCAAGATAGAGTAGAAGAGCTTAATGAATGCTCGATTGTTATTTCTCATAGAAAAGAATCTATAAAAGCTGTTACTGGTGATGTTATATATCTTGAAAAAGAAAATGGTATAACTCGCCGTGTAGATTATAAAGAAATGTAACTTAAATATGCACGATGTTAAATCCTAATCCTTCACCATGGCAGCCTTCTCCAATCGCTAGTCCATTTGCTCCTTTACCTATACAAGTAGAAAAACAGCCTGAACAACCTCAACCTAAAGAAGCTGATCTACCTAGATTTGTAAATTTTTTAGCTGATTATTCAGGCTGTGGTCATTGGAGGATAATATGGCCTGAATATGTTATAAATATGACTGGGGTAGGAATGTCTCAATCTACTACAGCTATGGTTGCAGATCCTAGATGGTATCAAAATGTAAAATGTGTTAAGGTACAGCGACAGGCTTCAAACTCACAAAAAGAATTTATTAAACATCTTAAGAAAATACAACAAGAAGCTGGGTTCAAAATTATATATGAAGTTGATGATGTTGTATTTAAAGAAGATATACCCGACTATAATAAATTTAAATTTGCTTTTGATACAGAGGAAGTAAGAAATAATTGCATTGAAATTATTAATATGGTAGATGAAGTTACAGTAACTTGCGACTTTATGAGAAGGTTATACCAAGAAAAGACAGGTAAACAAGAAATTACAGTAATACCAAACTTTATGCCTAATTTTTGGATGGGTAATATCTTTAATAAGAAAAAAGTACAGCGTGACTTTACAAGAAATAAACAACGCCCACGTATATTGTATACTGGCTCCGGAGCTCATTATGACGTAGATAACAAAGTAGGTGGTAAAGATGACATGTACGGTGTACGAGATATTATACGTAAGACGGTAAACAAATATCAGTGGGTGTTTGTTGGAGCTTTCCCTCCTCAGTTAGTTGATTTAGTTCAGTCTGGTAAAATAGAATTTCATCCATGGCGAGATTTGCTATCTTATCCTGCTTTTATTAGTAGTCTTAACGTACAATTAATGGTTGCACCTTTACAAGTAAATAATTTTAATAATGCAAAGTCAGACATTAAATTTTTAGAAGCGTGTACATTAGGTATACCTTGTTTATGCCAAGATATGGAAACTTATAATACAGCACCAAGTTACTTAAAGTTTTCTACCCCTGAAGAATTTGAACATAAGATACGAACTATACTTCACTCTAAAAATAGAGCTAAATATTTCGGTAACATCGAGAAATTAAGATCTATTGCCGAAAAACGAACTTTAGAATTACCTCAAAATATTGGAGCACACGTAGAAGCGCTTACTACTCCTTATGGTTCTAGTGAAAGAAAGTATTTAAGAGAATGGAATTAGAGACTTTTAGAAAAAACGTATTTTCGCAATATGGTGAAGACGGGGTAATAGAAAGAATATTTGAAGTATTAGATATTACTAGTGGCTATGTATGTGAGTTTGGAGCTTGGGATGGCATTCATTGCAGTAATACATACAACCTTTATTCAGATGATTCTGATTTTATACCTATACTAATAGAGAGTGATAAGGAAAAATATAAAGATCTAGAAGTTAATTTACAAGATATAAAACAAAAATATATAGCTAATAAGTTTTTAAATAAAGAATCTAATCATAAAGATTCACTTAGTAATATAATTAAAGATTTTAAGATAAATGATATAAACAATAATAACTTTGTACTTTTAAGTATCGATGTTGATGGACCTGATTATGAGATTTGGAAAAATTTTACTGATTATAGGCCACGCGTAGTAGTTATAGAAGCTTCGAAGTTATTACACCCTGAAGAATTAGTTTACCCTACTGAAGATGGTGGTGCTTCAGCAGGTATACTAGTACAATTAGGAAAAGAAAAGGGGTATGAATTAGTTTGTCATACAGGATCAAATTGTATTTTTGTACTTAATGAAGATTTTCCAAAATTTAAAATAGAAGATAATTCCTTATCAAAATTATACATTTATACACAAAGTACAGCAGTATTAAGATTGGTTGAAAAGGGTGTTTATACTGAAGAGCAGGGAGAGTATTGGATTGAATATATGTCAGCTATGGGCCAGGTGATACAACACTCAGATGGTTTTACACCTACTAAAATTTTCTAGCATTTAGGAACTTCATTATTATAATAAGACGATGTCTTATAGAAATGTAGTATATGATGGCCGGAGAGGCTGCGTTAATTTGTTTACTTGGGATGGTGAAGGTAAGCGAGTTATGCATGAGTGTTCTTTCGAGCCTTATCTATACGTTGAAGATAATAGAGGGGATAAGACGTCAATATTTGGAACTAAAGTTAAAAAGAAGTCATTTCACAATGCTTATAATAGATCTAGATTTGTAAATGATGCAGGTATAAAACGAGTTTTTGAAAACTGTCCTCCTGCACAGCAATTTTTGCTAGATATGTATTGGCAGCAAAATGAAAATGAAGAATTTTCGAGTAAGCCTCTTAAGTATTGTTTTTTAGATATTGAGACTTATAGCGTTGATCATTTTCCTGATATTGAAAATCCTACTCATGTTGTTAATGTTATAACTTGTTGGGATAATTTTAGTAAGAAGTTTCATACGTTTGGTATCAAGCCGTATACTGGTAAAGGAAGAGACGATCTTAATTATGTTTATTGTAAAGATGAAAGAGAGATGTTTATTAAGTTTCTTGAATATCTTGAAAATGACTTCCCGGATATCTTAAGTGGTTGGAACTCCGAATTTTTCGATATACCTTATATTGTAAATAGAATGGAAAGGGTGTTAGGTCAAGAATTTGTAAATAGACTCTCCCCGCTTAAAAGAGTTCATTTTAGAGTTATTAAAGGTAAGTTCGGTAGAGAACAAAAACGCTATTATATTGATGGTGTTGCATGTTTAGACTACCTCGATGTTTATAAACGATTTTGTTTGAAGTTAAGAGAGTCGTATAAGTTAGATGCTATTGGTCAAGTAGAACTAGGGGATAGAAAAATTGATTACGGAGGGGTAAGCTTAGCTACTCTATCAGATGAAGATTGGAATACCTTTATTGATTATAATATTCAAGACGTTAATTTGTTAGTACGTCTAGAAGAAAAATTACAGTATATACCTTTACTAAGAACCCTATCTTACGTAGGGTTAACTACTCTTGAAGGTGCAATGGGTACTATTCAAGTTATTAATGGTGCTCTAACTATTAGAGCTCGTAAGCGTAATGAGATTATTTCGACGTTTATTCGTAATGCTGATACTGGTAAAAATCCTGGAGCGTATGTAGCTGAACCTAAAAGAGGGTTTAAGAAAAATGTAGTCTCTTTTGATGCTAACTCTCTATACCCGAATGTGATGATCTCTTTGAATACTTCACCGGAAACTAAAGTGGGTAAAATAGAGAGAACCACTGATAAAAATGTAACGATACAGCATGTTACCGGTAAATTATTCGAACTTAGTAAACCTGACTTTGTAAAGTTTCTAAAAAATGAGCAATGCTCTATATCTAAAGCTGGATTTCTATTCAGTCAAAAGAAGAAGGGTATCATACCTGAATTCTTGGAATACTATTATAATAAACGGGTTGAGATAAAGAAAAAACTATTTAAGACTAAGCAAAAATTTAAGAAAGAACCTAATAATTTAGATCTTAAATATGAAGTTGAGAGGCTTAATACTTCGCAGATGGTTATTAAGATTCTTATTAACTCTTGTTATGGATATATGGGCAATAAAAATGCCCCTATTGGTGATGATGATATTGCATCTTCAGTAACGTTAACCGGTCAAGCTGTAATTAAGTATTCGAATGAATTAATTAAAGAGTTTCTTAAGAAAGAAGTAGCAGATATATCTGATAGAGAGCTTGAAGAATGTGTTATTTATAATGATACTGATTCGTCATATATTTCGATCTCTCCTCTAGTAGATAAAGGTATTGTAAAATTTTGGGATAATGATATGGTCCACGAGGAGACGTATAGCAAGATTCAAGAGATTGAAGACTATCTAAATGAGGGTATAAGTAAATGGGCTGAAAAAGCTATTCTTACTAATAATAGTAGGTTTGTATTTAAGCGTGAATGTATAGCTGATATCGGTGTTTTCTTACAGAAAAAACGTTATGTTATGCATATACTTGACGATGAGGGTATTAAGGAAAATAAATTTAAGTATACTGGTGTTGAAGTAGTTCGAACTACTATGCCTAATGCTATTAAACCTTATGCTAAAAAGATAATTGAAACTATGCTTTCAACTCAGTCTTTGAAAGAAACTAATAGTATACTTAATGAAACTTATGAGGTCTTTAAGAGCTTATCACCGGAAGAACTTGCTTTTGTAATGGGTGTAAAGGGATACGAAAAATACGCTTCGCAGAGTAATGAGTTTAATACTTGTAAGGGTATGCCTATACATGTAAAATCTGCTTATTACTATAATGAGCTTCTAGATAAATTAAATACTGGTAACAAATATGAATCGATTAGTACGGGAGATAAAGTCCGTTATATGTATGTTGAGCAGCCTAATAAGTTTGGTCTGGATAGTATTGGCTTTAAATATGAGTATCCTGAGGAGTTTAATAGTATCTTTAAACCGGATTATGATAAGATGTTTCAAAAAATCTTATTTCAAGCTATCGAACGTTTTTACGAAAATGTAAATTGGACTATTCGTAAGCCTTCAGAAAATGTTCAAGTTGAACTCTTTGACCTATTTGCTAAATAAAAACATGGCAGTACAACCAGGTGGTTACTTAGATAAACCAGAAGATGATAATACCTCTAAAGCGCACCCAGCTTTTAATAGAGGTAAAATAAAAGGAATCCTTGAAACGTTAGCAATCTTACGTAAGGTAATTAACGGGGAGGATGACGGATCTGGTGTGATTAATTCACCAGAAATTGAAAAAATACGAAAATCTGTTTTTGTTATGAGAGACACTTTAGAGCATGCATCTGATAAATCTACTTATCTATCAAAACAGGCCAAAGAAGCTCTCGATACAGCTATTGAACATGCCAACTCTTTGAGATATCAGTAGTTGCTTTTTAAAATTTTTTACTTAATATTATTATTATGTCAGACATTAAAACTATCTCAGATCACATCGGTCGTACTGTTGTAGGCGTTGTAACAAAAGAAGATGACGAGACTATTACTATTAATAATCCTGTTATTATTCACGTGCAACCTAACCCGCAAAACGGTCAACTCCAAGTTCAGTCCTTTCCATACTTGTTTATGGAATTTATTAAAGGAGACAAAACACAAAATAATTGGACTTTTAATAAATCAGTTATCTCTATCTCTGATGTAGAGTTAGATGATAGAATTGTACAGCAATACGAGAATATTAATTCTCCACAAGCTGCTGAAGGGGAAGCTGCTGAAGAAGATCCAGAAGTAATTAAGTTGTTCGATGATTAAAATCGACGATAAGCAAAAATAGTAAAAACTCCCCTTCGGAAGTTGGGGAGTTTTTTTTGGTTTTTTTAACACTATACTATAAATACTATTACTATGAAACTAACTAAATATACACATAACCCAATTGCTGAAATCGAAAGAGCCTTTGATGGCTTCTTTAACCTAACACCTGTCTTTCATCAATTGGAAGAAGTTTACAAGACAGGTGATCAAGTTCGTTTTTCGCAAGATGAAAACACGCTAAGCGTGCAAATTGACCTACCAGGTGTTGCAAAAGATGATCTAGATCTTTCTACAGATACAGATCAACGTGAAGTTTATATAAAAGCTAAGCGAAAAATTAAAACTAATGACGGAGAAAAAGAACAGACTTACAATAGATCATTCTCCGTAGGTAGAGAGTTTGATTTGAATAAAATTAAGTTTACTTATATTAACGGGGTACTAGAGGTAGATGTACCAAGAAGAAAAAAGGAAGAATATATAAAAACATATACAGTCTAAAATTTAAATGGGCCTAGCTAGCCCAAACCCGGGTGTGCCTGAATAAACATTTTAAGCAAGAGTGTTAAAGGGACTGCTGACTTACATGGAGGGTCGACTGACTATTAAATGTATAATGCGGGGTACAAGTAGGTAAAAAGATGAAACTGCATCTTGCCTAACTGAAAGTTGGAGGTAACCAGAAAATCCTCTCACCCACCTTAAAGCCCCCGAAAGGGGGCTTTTTTTATCTAAATAATTAGGTGAATATAATTGTTATAGCTGATTTAACTACTAATGAAGGGCTATACTTTAGATATCTATCAATGATGGTTCAAGCTGATGTTGTAGTGGAAACAAGCAAACCTTTAATTGATTATCATTATAGAAATCTTAAAAGCCAAGGTCTCTATGACTGTGTGTATGATATGGTTACACCAGAATGTGGTGTAGAGGGTATTCGAATTGATACTGAATTGAATTACCCTATGACAATACAAACTGATACAATTAAAGGGGCTAATGTTTTGCATCTACTTAAACAAATAGAACAGTTGAAAAGTATAAAGAACTCTATATAATTGTTTATATGGATAAAGATGTTTTAAAAGCTTTAGATGATATTGATAAGGTTAATCCTTTTGCTACGTATCTAAGTGATAGTACTTTAAGTAGAGTTGGTACTTGGATTGATACCGGATCCTACGTATTAAATGCTATTATTTCTGGATCAATTCACGGTGGTATACCTAAAGGTCGTGTAACTATGCTAGCAGGAGAATCTATGACGGGTAAGTCGTTATTCGTTCAAAAGATTCTAGCTAAAGCTCAAGAAGAAGGTTTAATTCCAGTAATTTTTGATACTGAAAATGCTATCGACCCTGAAGGTGCTGAAAGACTTGGCTTAGATATTAGTAAAGTAAAGTATGTACCTTGTACTAGTATCGAGCAAGCTAGAAACTCTCTATATAAGTTCCTTATGTCTGTTAAAGAAAAGGGTCTTGAAGGTAAATTTATTGTAGCTATTGATTCTTTAGCTAACTTGCAATCTGAATTGGAACTTTCTCGTATGAGCAAAGATAGTACTTCATCAGATATGGGTACTAAAGCTCGAGCTATGAAAACATTAATGCAAACTTGTACTAATTTAGGTTCAGTAACTCAAACAACTATTCTTTGTACTAATCATGTTTATGATGATCCTACTGCTCTCTTTCCTTCTATTGAAAAGAATATGCCTGGTGGAAAGTCATGTATCTATTTACCTTCTGTAACTGTTCAACTAGCTCGTAAGCCTATTAAAGATGACGGAGGTAAAACTGTAGATGGCGAACTAGCTGTAGGTCAGAAAAAGTACTCAGGTATTATTATTAGAGCCTTAACTCGTAAGAATAGATTTATTAAGCAATATTTAGAAGGTGAAATGTACTTATCATTTTCTTCTGGTCTAGATAGGTATTATGGATTAGTTGATTTAGCTGTTGGTGTTGGTGCTGTAATTCAAACTGGAGCTACTTATCAGCTTGAAGATGGTACTAAGTTAGGCTATTATAAGAATTGGAGAAAAGATACTAAGCTTTGGGAAGAGACTATCTTACCTAAAGTAGAAGAACGTATTAAAAATGAATGGTCTTATAGTAATAACGAAGATGAAATCCCCGAAGAAGTAGAAGATGAAGAAATTAGTATTGACGCTTAGTGGCGGAATGGACTCGTCTGTGCTGTTGTATATGGCGCAGGATAGAGGTTTTGAAGAAGTACATACAGTAACTTTTGATTATGGTCAAAGGCATAAACGTGAACTTAGTTGTGTTGATAAACAACTACATAACTTTGCTGAACGTTATGGTGATTGGGTAAACTTGAAAGTAACTAATAAAGTACTTGATGTAAAATATATTAAAGATATTGCACCTACTTCTTCTTTAACTAATAAGGATATAGATAATCCTGATATTAGTAAAATGGCAGGAGATGCGCAGCCCGTCTCATATGTACCGTTTAGAAACTTAATGTTTCTATCTATTTGCTCTGCTTATGCAGAAAGCGTTGGTGCAGATACAGTATGGTATGGAGCTGCTCTGGTAGATTCTCTAGCTGGTTACTGGGATGGGAGTGAAGAGTTTGTTGATATGGTAAACAAAGTAACCGATCTTAATAGAGAGAATAGGATCAACATAGAAGCTCCTTTACTTGAAATGACAAAACCTGATATTATTAAAGAAGGTATTAGACTTGGTGTTAAGTATAAAGATACTTGGACTTGTTACTCTGATAGAGAGGATGGTTTAGCTGATGCTACTACACCTTCAAGTAGTATGAGAGTAAAAGGATTTGTAGACGCAGGTTATAAAGATCCTATTACTTACATTCAACAAGATAAGTTGAATAAGCTCTATGACGAGAATAATTGCAGAGAATGTGCTTAAAGACCGTAACGTCTAAGTTCCTCTAACTGCCATTGAGTTTTAGGCTTATATCTTTCTTTAAAGGATTGATTTTTGACTTCAGTCTTTTTATTTCTTTTGTCTGAAGCTGTCTGCTCAGTCAAATAAGCAGCAGTTGAGGTTTCGGAAACTTCTAAATGGGGTTGAGCTACGTACTCTTTACTTTCTTTATTCATAGCTTGTTTAATTTTCTTTCTCCTATTTAAAAGGTATTCATCAGTCTTATCTTCATCTCCATCATTATCAATATCTCCGTCTTCTTTACCTACAGGATCCATTTCATCTTCTGCTACCGCGGCAGCAGCTAAAGCTTTTTGCTGCTCTTCATAATCATCACCCGTCACATCACTAGCATCTCTTGCCATGGCGGCAATATGTGGATCTTCTTGATCAGACTTTACAGCAACTTGCGCTTTTGCTGGTTTGATGATAGTTGATAAATAAGCTGCAATTTTTTCATAACCTGGCTCATTTGCTATTTGTCTTACAAAACTCTCAAGCTGTTTAACTGTGTTAATTTTTTCTGCGTAATCAACAACTTGATCTAAAGCTTGATCACTAATATCAAATCCTTCATCTCCTAAGTTTTGCTTAATATCATTTAAAACTCTATTCATTAATCCCTTAACAAGCATTACTTCATCTATATCAGCACCAATTTCATCTGATAACTTATCCGCAAGTTCATCAGGATCAGCTGCTTTAATTTGCTCTACTTCTTGTGGAGTAAACTCCCCTCTCTTTTGATCGTTTTTTAATGCAAAGGCAATTAGAGCATCGCTTTCAGCTTCAATATACTTATCAAGCTTTTCAGCTCTATCATCTAAAAAATAATCCGGATCCTTATCACTTAAATATTTTATAATTTGAGTAGAAGAAGTACTCATACGATATAATTTTTCTGCTTCTGCATCATTTATAACATCTAAATTATATAACGCTCTAATCATCATACGATTTTTTAATCTTGACTGTGAAGGAGCTGGTCTACCCTCAGGGTCACGGTATGCTTTTAATTTAGGGCCTAACCCTTTACGCACCATTTGCTTATATCGAGAAAGAGCATCTTTTTCTTCGAGAATTTCTGCTCTGTTGATTAAATCATTAAAGCTATTAATATTAGTTATATCAAAGGAACTCATATAATATATTTATACCTATGAAGCTGAATTATAAGGATTTTAATAAAATGACTGATAGGGAGTTGTTCAAACTTCCTGGAGTTGGTAGAACTACAGCTAAACGGATTATTGGTTTTAGACCGTTTAGAAATAATAACGATTTATTCAAGGTTAAGGGGTTGGGTAAGAAGACCTTAAAGCAATTAGGTATTGAAAAAGCTAAGAAAAAGCAGAAAAAGTGGTATACAATTGATGGGGTTGAATATCCAGATAATGCTTTAGCTAAAGATAAAAGATTTGGAACTATTGATTTATTTTGGCGCATCCCTAAAGCTCATAGAGAGAGTATTAGTGAGCCATCTCCTTGGATATTACGTATGCGAAGAATTAGTGAACGTATCAGAGATGAAGGACCTGAAGGTACTATGAGTAGATATGTTGATAATTCGTATATGTGGGAGCCAGGTTTCAAGTTTCCGTGGGAAGATTGAAAAAGTAAAACCTTACTATAATTATTTTTATGTGTGCAATTTTCGGATCTCCTGATACTACAATGGTAGAAATACTGTATCAAGCTAATAAAGAACGAGGCAATTTTGCTAGTAGTATAGTTCAATTAACAGATTTCGAGCAACATGTACTTAAGAAAGAAGGTGATATAGACTTTGAACAGGTTACATTAGATGAAAAAAATAATTATTATCTAGGACATGTCCAGGCTCCTACTTCATCACAAAGAAAATGGCATTACGATACGTCGCATCCGTTTGAGACTATGTCATGGATGGTATTTCATAATGGAGTTATAACAAATGAAGAATCTATTAGAAATAAAAAACTATCTCATATCTTAAATCCTGTAGATACTGCTTTAATAGTAAATCTTATACAACAATATATGGAAAGAGATAAGTCAAGTAAACCTAACCCTATAAAATATATTAAAAAAGCGCTTGAGGATCTCGATGGATCATTTGCATTATCAATATTAGATTGTGATACTAATGAACTATACTTAGCAAGAGTAGGCTCAGCTCTACACTATAATAATGATGGTTGTTTTTCTACTATGCCGGGTAATAATTATAAAGAAGTACCTGAGGGAGTTATTTTAAGACTCAATAGAAAGACTAACAACTTTAATAAAGTAGGTACGTTTAAACATACTTCACCCTTTTTGTTTATATGAGCGATTTATTTATATTTTCTGCTACTAAAGGTAAAAAAGAAGACACTCTACTATATCAAACATCTGATTATAGAGATGAAATTTTCTTTAAGGAACATAATACAGATTCTTTACAATCTCTTTATAACAAAGCTATAGAATTTTCTATAAAAGAAAATATCGAATATATAGTACTTGCTCACGACGATGTAATTTTAGAAAACTTTTCACATGAAAGAATGCTTGAAAATTTTGAGAATTATGATGTACTTGGTGTAGCAGGAGCTGCAGAAGTTAAACTTCAAGAACCCGCTCTTTGGCACTTAATGGGAGGAGGATTAGGTAGCGATAAACTACATGGGGCAGTTGCTCATCTACACGGCAAAGAAAAATTTATGACAAGTTTTGGCTCTTACCCTCATAGAGCTATTTTACTTGATGGTGTTTTCTTAGCTATAAAGAGAGAAGTATTTAAAAAGGTAAGATTTGATGAAAAATGCCCTTCTAAATTTCACTTTTATGATTTAGATTATACTATATCTTCTCATAAAGCGGGGTTTAGAAATGGAGTTTCCGATATATACGTTACTCATGCTTCACCTGGTTTAACTAATTTTTCCGAAGAGTTTAAAGAGGGTCAAAAATGGTTCTTGAATAAGTGGAAGAAGTAACTATACTACAGTTGTGAGTAAATTAGACTTAGATTATTTCGAAAATATTCTAATCTTTAAGTCTCTTACTGATAGTGGGTATCTAGCGAGTATAGCAGATATAGTACAACCGGCTTACTTTAAAAATAAAGCTATAGCTGATGTATTTTCTATTATTAAAGACTTTAGTGAGAAGCGAAATAAATTACCTACTACGACTGAGCTAAAGTCTTATTTAGTTACAGATGATCAAAAAGATTCATTTAAAGAGTTAGTTGGCTCTTTTTCTGATATAGATAAAAATTTAGATAAAGATGAGCTTTATGATAATACTGAGCAGTTCTTAAAAGAGAAAGCAGTATATCATACTATGCTTGATGTAGCAGAAGATGTTGCGAAAGGTACTGTAGATACTTCGATAGTATTAGATAAGTTTGAAAAATCTTGTAATATTAACTTAGTAACCGATTTAGGGTTAGATGTACAACAAGATATTGATAGTATTATTAATGATATTACATCTGTACAGAGACATATTCCTAGTAACTGGGAATGGTTAGATAATAACTTAGATGGTGGCTTCTTAGAAGCGGGTAAATCCTTATATGTATTTGCTGGTGAAACTAATATTGGTAAGTCAATATTTTTAGGTAATATAGCGAGAAATATAGCAAGTCAAGGTAAGAATGTTCTTTTAGTAACTTTAGAGATGTCAGAGTTATTATATGCTCGACGTATATGTACTAATATATCAAAGATTCCTATTAAAGAGATGAGTACTAATACTGCTTTGTTAAAGCAGGCTGTTGAAGAAGAACCAGGTAAAATCTTTATTAAAGAGTTTCCGCCTTCTACTATTACAGCTAATCAACTTAAAGCTTTTGTAAAGAAGTTTTCCGAGAAAGGTATTAAACTTGATGCTATAGTATTAGACTATCTTAATTTAATGCATTCTTCTATAGGTAATAATTCATATGAAAGAATAAAGCATGTAACGGAGCAAGTAAGAGCTATGAGTTATCTTTTTGAATGTCCTATTATATCAGCAACGCAACTTAATAGAGCCGGATTCGATCAAGATAATCCTGACCTTGCTACTATATCTGAATCTATTGGTCTAGCTGCTACTGCTGATGTAATTGCTTCTATATATCAAAATGAAGAAGATAGAGAGCTAGGTATTATTCGATTAGGTATGATGAAAAATCGTTATGGTCCTCGAGGTACTACTCAAGCTATGAGAATTGATTATTCTACTCTAACTATTGAGCAAGCAGATGATATAGAGCTAGAAGATGAAAGTAGCGAGACTCTAGGGGCTTTAGCCGCTCTTGCAAATTAACAAAAGGAACTAAATAGTTTGAGTGAATGTACTTATATACACTGATAGTGATCTAGATGGAGCTGGCTCTGCACTGTTGTTAAAGTGGTATTTTAAAGATGCAAAAGACATAGTTATTGTTGAAACTGGAGAGTCTATTTTAACTTCTAATTTTAAAAGTAGAGAAGGTACGTTTGATCATTTTGATAAAATTTTTATTTTAGATCTCTCTCTAACTAAAGATATAATTCCTTATATAGATAGAGAAAAAGTAATAGTTATAGACCATCACGCTGATCACTATGATTTAAAAGATTATTATAAGAATGCTAAAGCTATTATCGAGCCAGGTTCTTCATGTGTAAAACTAATTAGTAAGATATTTAGTAAAAAACTTAATCTGACTGAAGATCAACAGACTTTAATAGATCATATTGATAGCTACGATAGTTTTAATTTTAAAAGCAAAGACCCTCTTAAACTCAATGCGATTTTTAACTGTTATAACAGACCTAAGGTTGAGCAGTTTATAACTGCATTTTATGATGGGTTTAGAGAATATAGTATATATGAAAAAAATGCTATTAATTTACACTTTAAAAAATTAAAAGAACAAATAAAAAATGCTGAAATTTTTAAAGGTAAAATAAAGGAGTATGATGTGATAGCAACTTTTGCTGATTATGCTATAAATGAAGTAGCGCGTTATTTCATCAACATACATAAAGCTGAGATTGGTATTGTTGTTAATAAAAAGGCTAAAGTAGTATCGTTTAGAAGAGCTAAAGAATCGAAAGTAGATGTAAGTATATTAGCTAAAACTTTATGTGAAGGAGGGGGATCGGTTGCAGCAGCTGGTGGCAAGCTCACAGAAAAATTCGGAGAACTAACCAAACAATTTAAACCATGCTAAAACCAGGAGGCGAATTAGGGCCATTTCATACAATACAAGGCAAAGAAACAGAACATCTTTTATTATGTTTTTGCACCTTTTGCTCACTTTTAAAAGGAAAGAAGCTATCATATCAGAATATATTCTTACTGCTATTGAAAGAAAAAAGATTAAGGGAGTTATTTAAAGATCTTTTAACAGTTGATACTAATTTTGAAATGGTTAAAATGTTTATAGATTTTGACCCGTTAATTACTAAATCAAAATACGTAACAAAGTTCCTTAACAATAATAAAAATTTAAAATTATGATTACAGAAAAAGAGAAGCAAATTTACAATAGTTATTTGTATGCTTCTCGATCTGTTAAAAATCAACCGGTTAAGTTAAGGCAAAATTTTGATAAAATAGATAGCAAGACTGAAGTAGCTCTTAAAAAATTATCTATATTCTTATCAAAATATAATTATATTAATTATAACGATTATTTTATATCTCCATATAAAGTGTATGGATCGGATAACTATTTCGATTTACAATTCTTTAATACCAGAAAAGCAATAAAATGCTATTCATTATATTGCAAAGAAAGGGAAGTTCAAAATCCTGATAGTGAAAATAGTATTGAAGCTCTTAAGGAGTGTTTAAGATTTGTATACAACTATTGTTGTGAACATAAGATAACTTTAAGTAAATACAAATCAAATATTGATACAGAGACTATACCTGTAGTATTCAAGCATCTTAAAAATCATAAGGTTAATTTCTATACCCTGCATGCTCTAAAGATGGATTCTATAATTAAAGAGCAAGATAAAGAGGTTATAGACTGGCTTATAAACGATTTTACTCAACTCTATTCGAATACCCGTTTAAAGTATATCGCTTCAAAAGTGTTGAAGGATAAAGCTAGAAAGGGAATTAAATTAATAGAAGAACAGTTGAATAATAGATATCAGTAACTAATATAAAGATATATGAGTACATTTAATTCATCGATGTTTCAATCAATAAAAGACGCTCTAGTAAGCGATACACAAAAAAGTAATACAAGTTACAATGAAATCATGTCTTGCCGACCTGGCAATACATATACGGTAAGGCTTTTGCCTTATGGTCCCGAACCGTCTAAGACGTTCTTCCATTATTATAATCACGGATGGACTTCTTTTGCGACTGGTCAGTATGTTCAAGCTCTTAGTCCTCAAACTTTCGGGGAACGAGATCCTATTGCTGAGGAACGATATAAAGTTCTAAGAACTGGAAATCAAGAAGAGAAAGAGAAGATGCAAGCTGTAAAGCGCTTAGAGAAATGGCTCGTTAATGTTTATGTTATTGACGATCCTACTAATCCAGATAATAATGGTAAAGTAAAAATGCTTAGATATGGTAAGCAGCTTCATAAGATTGTTACCGAAGCTATTGAAGGTGAGGATGCTGAAGAGTTTGGTCCTCGTATCTTTGATTTAGGTTCCGATGGAGCTAGTTTAAAGATTAAAGTAGAAGATCAAGGTGGATATCCTACTTACGTATCTTCTAGATTTACTACTGTAGGTGCTCTTGATCTAAATGAAGACGAGCAGAAAGATATTTACGATAACGTATTTAAACTTGACGAAGTATTTACTCTTAAATCTAATGATGATTTAAAAGCTATGCTTAATGAGCATTACTATTGTAAAACTGAAGAAGATGCTGCTGAGGTAGTTAATACACAATCTGTAACTAATGTAGTAGCTGAGCCTGCTACTGCTTCTGTTAGTACTGCTACGGAAGAGACTACTACAGAAGATGATATTGACGAACTCTTAAAAGATCTCTAAAATGACTGAAGAGGAAAAAGCATTAATTATGAATTTTGTGGGACAGACTTATGGTCAATCCCACAAAAATGATCAAATGATAGTTGGTCAATCAAATAGCTTAGCTCCGCAATCTGAGGCAGTAAAACAACAGTTTGAAAATATAGCTCGAGCCCCTACACGACAGCAAATGCAGCATATGCAGCAACAACCGCCTGCTCCACCGCAAGAGCCGCAACCACAACCTGTACAAGAAGCTCCGCCTGTCTCTTATGAGCAAGCGGTAAAAGAATTACAAGAAGTAGAGCCGGCTCCTGCTGTTGTAGAGCAGGATAATAATCAGCTAGAATTTAATTTAAAAGATCCAGAAAAAATTGATATGCTTATTGATGCTATCAAGAGTAATGGGTTGCTATTAAAAGAAATTATATTACTCTTAGAAAAGAATGGAAGAAGAAAGAAGCCTTCAGATAAAAAACCGGGATGAATTTTTAAAGTACTTAGATTCTTTATCAAAGATTAACGAAAGTGCTATTCTAACTATTAAAAAAGATAAGATTGAGAGTCTGGTAGCAAGCCCGGATAATACTCTTATATTATATTCCGAATATAATTCTAAATCAGATTTTGAAGATAGTATCAATATCCCGGACTTAAAAAAGTTAGCTAGAGTAATAGATACTATTCCAACTAATGATATTAAGTTTAAAGTTAACTCTAATAATTTAGAATATAAGGGTAACGGTATTAAGTTTAAATACCATTTATTTGAAGAGGGGTTTCTAACTAAACCTAATCTTAATTTAGATAAAATTAATTCCTTTGAGTTTGATATTAAATTTAATTTAGATAAAAATCTTTTAAATCAAATTTTTAAAGGTAGTACTTTTGCTTCAGAAACTAATAAGATATATTTTTATACAGAAAATGATCAATTAATGGCTGAACTTACTGATAGAGCAAGACATAATACAGATAATTTTGCTCTTACATTGCAACCAGCTAAATTTGAGTTAAAGCCTACCCCTGTTAACTTTGATAATATAAGACTTCTTACTAATGTAAGTGATAGCTTTGCTGTAAAGATTAATACTCAATTTGGTGTTGTGGTATTTGATAATTCTTTAAACAATATTAAATTAAAGTATATTATATCTTCTTTAACGCAATGAACAAACAAACTAAGAACAAATTACAGACAGCTAGTTATTTTATTAAACGTCTTAAAGATTCAGGCTTCGAAACATGGAAAATTTATAATGGGTACGAGGAACATGATCCAAGAAAATGGACTGTATTAGTAGATCCAGGTGGTAAGTCAGTTTTTATTACATGTTTCGAAAATACACCATTCAAAGGCGAGTATTTATTTTCCTTTGATGATGGTAACCGTGATTTTAGACCAGGTTTTAGTTTAAAGACCTTCTCTATCGAGGTTGTAGTTAGAAAATTAATCGAAAACGGTGTCAAACAAAGAGAAGATAAAGTAGATTTACATAAATAACGTTATGGATGCTGAAGACCCTAGAGATAAAGAACTAAGAGAGCTAATTGAAGAAGCTCTTAAGCTTAATGTAGGGGAAAGAAAGAAAATTAAAGGTCAGCGTGATATTGCAGATAGAGTTGTAGCTATATTACAGGAATATCTAGATAGTTTTATATTATTAGGGTATGATATGGAAGGTAACGCATTGCAACTTAAATCAGCTAGCTCATCACAACAGCACGAAGCTTTAAACTCCATACTTATTAAGTACTTTTCTTCCGAAATAGGGAGAATGTAATGATTCGTAAAAAAATTCAAAAAAGAGACGTATACGCGTGCAAAACCGGTGATTACGCCGGACAAATGTTCATAATTATTAAAGAATCTAAGAATTCTATTGAATGTTTAAGTATTCCAGAAGTTAAAAACATTAAAATACCTATAGATTCGTTTGAAACCGGAAGGAACAGTAATATAATTGAATATGTAGAGACTATTCCTAAGTCTGTATATAAAATTAGTAAAGCGCAATACGAAAAAAATGAAAACTCTAATAATTGATGGTAATAATCTTATTCACCGTACTTTTCATACTGCTAATTTACAAAAAAAGCGATACGAAAATGCAGATGTAGCCGGTCTTCATATATATTTTAGTATAAATGCTATATATTCTTATGTAAAGCGTTTTTTACCTGAGAAAACTATCATTGTTTGGGATGAGAAGATAGATTATCAAAAGAATAAACGAAAAGAACTATCTAGTGAGTATAAAGGTAATAGATCAAGTGATAGTACCCCGCATCAAAATAATGAAGATATAAAGCTTATATGTAAAACTCTTGGTATACCTTCTATATTCCCTAGAGAGCTGGAAGCTGATGATATAGTTGCTTATATTTGTAGAGAAACTAAGGGTAAAAAGGTAATTGTATCTGTAGATAGAGATTTTCTTCAACTAATTAATGAAGATACTATTTTATTTGATCCTATTAGAAAAAAATACTTTGAAAAAGAAAATTTCGAAGAAAATACCGGGTTTAAAGATATATATGATTGGTTTACAGCAAAATGCTTAACCGGAGATAAGTCAGATAATGTATCTGGTATACCTGGATTCGGTAAAGTCAAAGTTAAAAAGTTTCTTAGCGGAGAACTTAAACTTACTACTGAGCAGGAAGAGAAATACTTTAGTAATCGCGATTTATTTAGATTAGATCTATATGAAGACTTTATTAATGAAAAAACTTATTATAAAAATCAATTAGATAGTACTGAACCCGGGGATTATAAGCTTTTTTTGAGTCTAGTTGAAAAATATAATATGGTTAATATTATAAAACGTAAAGATCATTGGTATGAAACGTTCTTTTTAAATACCTTTTTAGATTCTATAAATGATTAATCTACCTAGAGAATACGTTATACAAAAGTTTTATGAATATTCATTTAGCCCATTGTATAACAAGTTTAATAATGTATATCAAGGTGGGTGTTTTATTTGTAAAGAAGGTGGGTCATTTGGTAAAAAGCGACGGTTTTACTATATACCTGAAAATGATAACCTGTTTTGTCATAACTGCGGCTGGTCTAGTAGACCGTTAAAGTGGGTTAAGAAGGTTACCGGGTGTTCCGATACTGAAATAATTGAAGAGCTTAAAAATTACTCGGTTGAAGTAAAGATTGAAGATGAGGAAGCTAAGCCAACTATTAAAGTCGAGACCTTACCTACAGATAGTATTAATCTGTTTGATGAGCTTCAGCGCGACTTTTATAATAGCAATGATATTGTTAGATCTGTTAGACATCTTATTAAAGAACGTAGATTAGACACTGCTGTAAATAGACCTGATAGTTTATATTTGTCTTTAACTGATAGAGTACATAAAAATAGATTGGTAATACCTTTTGTTAACGAGAAAAATAGTATAGAATTCTATCAAACGAGAACTGTACTTAATCGTGATAATAAAATAAAGCCTAAGTATCTCGGTAAGGTTGGTTCAGAAAAAACTTTATTTAATATTGATAGAGTAACTAATGATCATGATAAAGTTTATGTATTTGAAGGCCCTATCAACGCTTTCTTTACTAAAAATTCAATAGCCGTAGCAGGTATTACTGAAAGAGGTAAGTCTTTTACTCAACGACAGCAACAACAGTTTGATAATGTCTTAAAATTCTTTGAAAGAGTATGGATATTAGACTCTCAATGGATTGATAGAGCTTCTCTGATAAAATCCGAAGTATTGCTTAAACAAATGGAGAAAGTCTTTATATGGCCGGAAAAATTTGGTAAAAGATTTAAAGACTTCAATGATATTGTTATGGCATGTAAGCTTGACGAGATAAAATGGGACTTTATACAAAATAATACCTTCGAGGGTATCGAAGGTATTATTAAATTGACAGAGATAAAAAAATACTCTAATCTTAAACGTACTTAAATTGAGGATTACCTGTCTGTGCTAAATACCCCTTAAAAGATTCTGTAACACCTGCAAGTTCAGTAGCTACCCTTGAAATTTTTCTCTGTTCTGATTGTTTCATTCTATCAAAGACAGTATCTGGCTCTGCATTAGCTAATTTCTGTTGAATTGAATCAGGCTCTTCACCATTAAGATAATCTAAGAATTCTTCCATCTTACCAATCCATCCTCTCAATTCGTCCTTCATAGCCTCATTTCTCTCAGCTACAGCTGATGCTGCTCTTACAGAAGGATCATCTTCACTTACCTCTACATCTAGATCAACGTCAAATTCTTCAGGGTTAGTATCCTGATCTAACGAATTTTCAAAAGCTTCTTTTTCATCATCATCTTGTTCTTTTAGTACAGTAAAAAATCTCTTTTCAAATTTAGTCATACATTTATTTATGCTCGAGCATAAATAATTTATGTGGCTAACAACGGATATTACCCTTATTTTACAGGAATTGCTGATAAACAGTATTCACCTAACTTAAACACTGATGCACAAGTAAACAAGTATAAGGAGGATGAAGCTAATCAAAAAGCACCGCCCATACTTCCTTATGAATTACAGCAGATACAGCAACTCATAGGAGATACCTTTGTCTCCCTAGCGGAACTAAGGGCTATGCTTACAGCAGCGTCTGATAAAAACGGTATAGATAGCAGTGTTATTGATAGTATTAATCAGAAAATAGATAAAGTTAATGAAATATTAACACTTGAAATTCCTGAAGATCTATCTAAAATATCTATATGAGAATAGGTATCTCTCTTTTAATAGTTTTAATAATATCAGCAGCATTAGGCTATGCTTTTAGAAACGTACTAGGATTTTTTGAAACTGCTATATTAGCAGCATTTTTACAACTAATAGCTCCTTCAGTCTGGAATGCTATTTTTAAGCATAAAGAAAAAGTACTTCAATTAGAGAGTGAAATTAATTACTTGGTAGAACTTAACACAGCAGAAGTCGACTGTCCTTGCGGTAATTACAAATTTAATGAAATTGTAGTTATAACAGATAGTACAGTTGAAAGTAAATGTCCTAAATGCGGAGGAGTTTATAGATTAGTACCTTCAGTTAAAGCAATACTTACTACTGAAGTGGTAGATGTAAATAAAAAGCCTTTCGATGATATAAAAATTGGAAAGGAAATATAATATAATATATATATGGAACGAGAATTTACTTTTAACTTAAAAGATGGTACTACTAAAAAAATGTTATTTAATGAGTTCGTTAGATGGGCTTGTTTGATAGAAGGCGTTGAAAAAGTTTCTGAGAAACTTGAAGAGGCTGGTGTTGATATGAATAAGAATGATTGGGTAAAACCTTTAGCTTTTCAAAAATATGTTGAAGAACGATATCATTCAATGAGGCATGATCTTACTGTTGAAGCTGGCTTAGGTAATATATAAGATGAAAAAGCTTACCATAGGGTTATGTGTATACGATGATTTTGATGGTATATATTTTACATTACAATCTCTAAGACTTCATCATTCAGAGGTAATGAATGAGGTTGAATTTATTATTATAAATAATAATCCTAAATCTCATCAAGGGGGTGAAATTCAAAAGTATACTAGACATATTACTGAGCCTTTAACCTATGTTGAGTACAGCTCTTACAGTTCAACTGCATTAAGAGATAAAATTTTTACCTTAGCTAACACACCTTATGTACTGGTAATGGACTGTCATGTTCTGCTAGAAGGTGGTATTTTAAAAAAGCTTATTGAATTTTATGATCAAGAAGAAGATAAAGGTAATCTATTACAAGGTCCTTTAATTTATGATGATTTGAATAATTTAAGCACTCATTATGATCTAGATACTTGGGGAGCCTATATGTGGGGTACCTGGGGCACTGATAAAAGAGGAGAAAAAAGAGAAAATAAACCTTTTGAGATTCCAGCGCAAGGACTCGGTTTATTTAGTTGTCGTAAAGATGCTTGGTTAGGTTTTAACAATCAATTTAGAGGCTTTGGTGGGGAAGAAGGTTACATTCACGAAAAATTTAGACAAAATGGTAAAGTTACATTGTGCCTACCCTGGCTTAGATGGTTACATCGGTTCCAACGACCGCATGGAGTACCATATAACTGCGATTTAAAAGATAGATTTAGAAATTATATGATAGGCTTTACTGAACTTAAGTTAGATACTAGTGAAGTAATCAAACAATTTCAAGAAGTTATCTCTTCTAAGTATATAGCTCAAGTTAAAAAGGAGCTTGGTATTACTAAGAAAAAATAGATAGGCTATTATCAGGTATTAAGAAAGGAAGGCCTCTATAGTCCCCTTCTATAGTAATATTATTATCGATAGCAAAATCATCCGCTCTTTCTTTAGGTATAATACCAATAGTTTGAATATTTAACCCTGTATCAACTAATATACCTTTAAATCTTATTGGTGTATCAACAGAAATATTGTTATCAGTTCTAAATATGGTAATATTTTGTTTAGCTGTTTCTAATAAACTAATATTAGCTTGATCAGCAATTGCTGAAATACCTACCGCGGTAGTAATGTTACTATTAGGGTTGAAACTATTACCTCTTGTAGTTAGAGTTTCAGTTATCACACTATCAGTAACTAAACCTTCAATATGTGGGTCTTTTAAGAAGAATTTACCTACTGATAAGGCGGGGCTTGATGTTGAGACTGGTGTAGTAAACGAATAACCTACAAAAACGTCTAAATTATCAAAGTTATCTAATTCTAAAGGTAAACTAACAGTAGTAAGTGTTTCAAATTTAGAGTTTACATTTCTATCTATAGATATTTTAGTACCTAAATTAGCGTATCTAAACCTTAAAGTTGTAAAATCGTCCGAAGTTAAAGGTATAGTAGGTGAAAAAGTAGATAACTCTTCATAAAAAACTAAGCTCTTATTAAAATCTCTAATACAGAGGGAATTTCTTCTTACTTCATGAGGTTTAACCCCGTCTCTACCATCTCTACCTGATAAACCATAAAGTCCAGTAGTATCAAAAACTATTTTAACTAGTTGACCGCTTAAGCTAGTAGAATCAATTACTAAATTTTCACTACTTTCAGTAAGAAGAGGTAAAGCTGCTTCAGAAAGCAATGAAACAGCTGATAAAGCAACACTAGGGTCTTGATCTCCGACATATTGACCCGGTAAAGAAGAAATTTCTGAGGTTAATGTAGTTAAGAACGTACCAAAAGCGTATTCAACAGCAGATTCAGGAGCTTGCCATGAATTACCTTCTAGACCTAGATCTCCAGGTACTTTAAAATCAAACGACCATACAATATCATAATTAGAATTATATCTAAAATCTTTTTCTACAAATTGATACGACCTCTCACCGGGTGGTAGCTTTATTTCGTTAGGTAGAGCCATTATACATATTTATTCCTGTATAATGTTAATCAAAAGCTTTTAAAATTTCATTTACCTTCTCAATTAAAATTTTACAGCTTCTGAAATCTTTTTCTTCTCCAGGTTTAAAAGAGGATTGCTCAGCTAGCTTTTTTATAAAGACAAAATCTTGGTAATCTAATCCCTCTACAACAATTTCTTTCATATATTTAATTATTCGCCGTAACCAATTATATCAACAAATACATTTGGTTGTAACCCAGGAGCTGTTCTATTTCCGTCGAGAGCAACAAATAGCTTTCTGGAAGTTCTGTTAAATCTAGCTGTAAATTGGCCTCCGTCTCCTTGTTGCGATCTACCTTGTACTGTACCACCACCGGCATCACCTAAAACAAACTTTTTAGAAGTAGCTGCAGGTAAGGCTGAATTATCAAAAGTAAAGTAGAAAGCAGCTCTATTAGGTATAGTATACTGACAATGAATAACCTTAGCAGCTACTGGTACTATGGTAGGTAAGTCAAAACCAGTCCATGAATTAACAACAAAATCAGTACCATCATTAATTAACTCTACCGGGGAGTCAAGGTAAACGTTTTTATAAATAGTAGCTTTAGAATCTGCGGGATATCCATCGTTATTTGATGAAAGACCTACCTCAATAGTACCACTTAAGAATTGAGTAGCTGTATTGTCTATACGTACTCCATTTTTAGCAGCAGAAAGTGGTGTATTAAATGATATAGTTGGAGCGCTTACCTTATCATCAACAGCTTTTATAATAAACGTGGTTGCTAAGGCAGATAATGGACTTGAACTTAAAGCACCACTAACACTAGCATTACCTTGCCCTAATCCTGAAACTACGTGGTACTCAGTACCTAAAAACGGGTCAGCTACTGCTGATCCGTATAAAGTAGCTCTCGTAAAATCTGGAAGCACAAAATTATCACCAGTACCTCCATATCTATTTCCTATAACACCAGATAAATCAGGATAATTAGTACCTGTTACAGTTGAACCATCACATTTTAACCACCCATATGGTACATCAGCAACTGCAGATATAAATGGTACTATTGATCCTACTGGTACTGCTCCAGCAGATGTATTTGGTACGATAGTTTCTACCACAGTAGGTAAAGCCCACCTTAATTGACCTGTAGGATCAGAAATTAATTGACTGTTATTAACTGAAGGCTTTACCGACGGAAAGTCATAATCAATTGCATTTATCTTTAACTTACTTGGTATCTCTAAATAACTTCCTGCATCTACTGTTCTTTGAGAAATACCATCTATATTAATAAAACTACTTAATGCTACTTTTTGCGAACCATCAAGCTCTATACTACTACCTAAAGCATTTAAATCTATATTGCCAGCTGATAACTTACCTATAGTTATTCTTTGTGATGCATCAATGCTAATAGTATTATCTCCAGCTGAAGCTAAATTAGAAATAGTAACCCAGTCGTTAATACTACCACCGTTATTTTCGTTAATAAACTGTAATATATTATTGTCACTATCAAAAGCAATATCACCTATTACTCCTGTTTTATCAGTAATAGTTTCTGCTGTACCTAAAAACTTATTACCAACTAAAGTACCACCTGGTGTAGTACCATCTCCAATAAAAACTCTTTTTGTATCTGTTGTATATCCAAATTCACCCTCATCAAGAGTTACTTCTTTTCTTTCTATATCAGTACCTCTCCTTACAAGAAGTTTTAAAAGAGTATTTTCTAAAATTTCAATGGACATATTTTTATTTAATAGTTAAAAATAGGTATGGCGTACCTATCGAATGTTTGTGAATTATTTCTCGTTGTACCAGATAAAGCTAAAGTTAAAAATCCTGCTGAACTAAGTGTATTTATATTTCCGCTTGAATCTTTTGCTGTATATGTACTGCCATCGTGTTGATAACTGTTACTAACTTGATTAGGCGCACCAGTAAATACACCTTTTACAACGCTAGTAGCTTTAATAATGAAAGTAGTATCAACTGCACTTAAATTAACAAATGCTGAATCATGTTGTCTAGCAGATAAGTAGTAGACTTTAGAACCAGCAGTACCAAAATCAGGATTCTGATTATTACCATATAAAAACTGCCCTCCGGTTAAATTAGGTACTCTAAAGTCTGTACCTCCCTCACCACCAGTATTATAATTAGTACCTATAGCATTATATAGATCACTATATTGACCTGTTTGTGAATAAACAGCGCCATCACATAAAACAAACCCGTGGGGAACAGCTCCAATAGCCCGAGCATGAGGTAGTATCGTACCAACTGGTACAAAATCAGCTCCAGTTAAGGATGTAGCTGTCATAGTATCAAAGAAAGTAGATTGAACATTTTCAACTATACCTTTACCATTAAGAGATAAAAATGGTGCTTCATAATTACCAGATACAGGTTTATTAACTAAAGAAATAGTACTATTATTAACATTGAAACTCTCCCCATCTACTGAGCATAGAGTTGTATTAATTGTTTGTGTTTCTAAATTAACATTTAAACCGTCGCCAAATATATTTAAATCTAACGCACTAAATAAAACTGAAGAAGAATCAGCAGGGCCTGCAGCTAAACGATTCCCTTCAAATATTAATCCGGAGCCAATATTTACTTGAATTGGCTCTCCATTACCACCCGATAACCCAGCTGATAAAGCTGTATTTTTAATCTCTCTTTCAGTAATTGAGTTACTTACAGGTGTTAAAAATCCTCCCGATAGTTCAAAATAATCAGTACTAAAATTAACATCTATAGCTTGCCCGTTTCTTACTAAAGCTTTACCAAAAGCTTCATTCATTAAATCATTACCATCTATAGAACTGAGTTTTATTGTAAGATGGTTACTACCATTAAATTCAATATTAGCATCATCAGGCACGGCACCTATATAAGACCAACCAGAAAGAGCATTAGTATATTGTTCAGCTGATAAAGCATATAATTTATTATTTGCATAGCCAAAATCACCTATTTGTGCACCAACATTACCACCTAATCCAGATTCAACATTAAAAGATCCAAAGTTTTTACTTCCTACAACATTACCACCTGAAAGAGCGCCATCCCCTACAAATAGTCTCTTTGTATCAATAGTATAACCTACTTCTCCTTGATCTAAAACTACACGCTCTCTTTCAGAGTCGGTTCCTCGTCTTACTTTAAATTTTACTATAGTAATATCTGCCATAATTTAATTAACTTATTCGTTTCCATACATATACCCCATAATATGGAGGTATATTATTATGTGCTTGGTTATCACCAACAAATGTTGTATCAGCTCTCAATTCTCTTGATGTATCAAAACCTGCACTATCTTTATTCGCACCATTCGTTCGTCCAAATCTATTTTTTCTTCCATGTACGTCATGCTGGTGGCTAGGCATTTCATCTATTGTTAATTCATGCTTATACTCACCTTCAGTACCTACATTTTCAGCTTCAATAATTTGAACATTGCCGTTTTTATCTGTACCAGTTCCAGCTCCTGCAAGAAAAAGTCCCTCAGAAACTAATTCCCATTCTGATCCAACCAATCTAGTACCAGGATTAACATTTTCAATTGATAAGAAAATACTATTAATTGGATATATTAAATCTAACAGTGTAGTATCTGTCGAAGATTTAAGCATAGTTACATTATGAATTGAAACATCGCTTGTCGAAATTTCTATACCTGTATAATTACCTTTACCGTCATATACACCATCAAAATCTTCAGTGAGATTATTACCACTTAAATGTATTAACGAAGTATACCTATCAGAAATAAACTGATTAGTAAAATCAGCGCCTGTTGAGGTAGAAGGTGGTGTCGACATATAATATATTTAGTTTAGGATGTTAAAATGCTATCATAAATTGCTTTCTGTAATTCAAATAATTTAGAAAATACTCTATTTATTGAAAGATAATTAACACTTTCATTACTATGAAAGTAAAAATCACGTACATTAACGTCAATACTTTCAGGAAGCTTAGAATCTAATAATAACTCTGTACCGTAAAACTTTTTACCCTTAGGTATCTTAGTGAAACCGTTATATATATTGAGAGTATCTCTTAGGATATCCTGTATAAGGGTGTTTAAATTAATACCTATTCCAGTTTCACATATATTATCAAATAAAGTTTCATCAAAAAGACATTCTAAATCCTTTTTTACTAAACTATCTGTTTTATCTTTTAATTTTGTGTAATATAATCTACCCACATTATGAAGATATAGTATCACTTCATTTTTTATTGAATCAACTAATACATTTTTATATGCTACTCTATTAGATTCAAGTAAATTTGTATTCCACTTCCATTGATTATTATCAAATAGATACTCTGTATTATCAAATAGTAAATCCGGAGGTAGATTTAAATCATTTCTATTTAAAACTGAAATAGTTGGATCAGGATTAGATAGTAAGCGTTGGGAAATATTAGAATTATCATTAATAGTAAATAAATTACTATCAAACTCTGAAAATATTACATCTAAATCAACTGTAGTATCAGTATCTCTATATATAAAGTAACCTACAGGTCTATTTTCTTTAAAAAATAGGTAATCAGGAGTAAAATAAAAAACAGTATTAGGAAATTCTGGAAAAGTAAGCGTACTTATAGCTCCACTTTTACTTATTTTTTGAGCATCATCTTTTTCTTTAAAAAGTGGGTAAAAGAACCCTGTTCTGTTATTATTTGTACCAAAAACTGTATAAGATGAATTAGTTTTTTTAGGTGATTTATATCTAAATTGATTATCGTAATTTATTCTAGTACTTTTTTGAGGATCAGGTATAATATTAGTTTCAAAATAATTTTCTAAATCAATTTTATAAATTAAAAATTCAGATACATTACTTACTGGCTTAGTTACTATTAAAAGTAAGTCGTCATGACCTCTTAATGCAATTTTTACATACTCTGGCTCATTTAAATCAGATAATTGTATAGTTTTCAACACCTCAGTCTCATTTTTTAAGGATAACTCAATTAATATATCACCTGCATTATTAGAAACTAATGCTCCTTTATATTTTTTACTATAACCTATATTATTATTAACTAATTTATTATCTGATACTTTTATTCTATCAATTAATTTAAGAGTTTGGCATGATCGGTATATACTTTCATCAAATATATTAACAAATGGTACAGAACTTTCTATATCTAAAGAATATATTAAATGATTTGCTTTATCTACATAAATGTCTAAAAGTCTATTGTTGTTATCAAAAGTAACTAAGCTTAAATTTTTAATATCACTACCAAATGCACCTGAAAATGCTAGAGTTTTTGAATCTGTACTTATAGTATATATAAATCCATCTTCGTAAGTTTCAACAAAACTCTCCGTAGTGTTATCTAATTCAAAAAGTTCAGGAAATGTATTTTTATCTGCACCAGCAAATGGATCAATTTGATAGGGCTCTTGTAAGTTCTTTATAGTAACCCTATCATCATTACGACTATCTATTGTTGTTGATGATAATCCAAAAAATGCACATGAGCTTAAGTTATCACTACTAGTAGCCGAATTATATAAAGAAGGATTATATACTTGACTTAAACTAAAAAGAGATAAATTATTTTCAAATAATGTTCTAAAGTTTCTCTTTAAAAAATCATTACTTAATATATTTCTAGGTGAATAATTTAAACTGCTAACTAAATTTGTAGTTGTTGATGTAACATTATTGTCGAATTCTCTCTTATCTAAAAAAGCAAAAGTAATAAAATTATTTTTAGCGCTTAGCGCTTGCGAGGTTTCAGTTTTAGTTCTACCGGTATACGCTTCACCTTCTTCTACATTAAAAAAGCCTTCATAATCTTTTCCATCTAATGTAAAAGCATTACCGTCAGTAAATTTATAATAGGATATCATAGGTAGTTCTTAAAGTTTAGCTTGTTAATTACAGTAGTAGCGGGTAAGTCTTTTGATAACACGGCTATTAAATTATCTTTAACATCATTTAAAATATCAGTGTTACTTATATTTAAATTATTAACATTTATATCAACTACATTTGATTTTGACTTTAAGTTTGTAGCGAGTGTATTAAGCACCTCAATATTATCAGTATAATTCTTCATACCGCAAGGTAAACTTACAATTAAATCGTCAATCTTAGTTATAGCTCTACTAAAAACAGTTAGTAGTTCATCTTCTTGTGAAAGAGGCTTAAGAGATAAAAATATATTAGTAAGAGTATCAAGTCTATCTAAAGAAGCTCTTAATATATCACCTTTAAATTCACTGCTTTCTAACTTTATATTACCAAAAATAATTTGTTTATTCGAATATCTAAAGCTGTTAGTATTAAAAGAAAATATTTTTACTGAATTTAAATATACATTACCCTTACCTATTTGATTATTAAATGAAACTACTAAATCATTATCATTAGTTTCAGTCAAGGTATGGTCTGTATTAAAAAATTCGTATGTTTCATTAGCATTATCAAAAAAAGTAAAGTTTAACGATAAATTATTTTTACTTTTAACTATACTAAAACCTGCTTCAATTTCATTAAAATGTGAAAAAACTTTAAAATCTTTATCAAAAAACTTAAACGCGATGGCGTAACCACCATTATTATTAATATCTTTATAATATGTAGGTGTTTCTCTTTCCGCTTTAGGTAAATCGCAAAATCTTACCCGTATATCTTCTTTTACTTTATCTATATCTATTCTCTCGTAAGTATATTCTTTTTTAGGTTCGAAGGTTAAGTCACTTTTTTTATCAAAGAAGAATTCTTTTTTAACATCATTTTTTAGAGCAGTATTATCGTTAATAAGTTTTTCAATAGCATCTAAGTAGGTAACTTGATATATCGGCTTACCGTTTAGCGCATCTTCTTTAGTAGTGTAATCAGGATAATAATATCTATCAACCCATAATCCCTCTTCTCCTGGAGCTCCTGATAACCAAGTACACAAATATTGCTCTTCTGTATCAGGCATATTTTTTATTTTTTTATAAACACGATCAGAAAAATATGGATATGGGTAAGCAAATGACCCACTCTCTGTAAACTTTGTATCATTAATGTTAAGCTTTGTAAATGGATCTAATGATGATGGTGCTGTAAAAATATTTGTACCTGGGGTAAATTTATAATTTATATTATAAGTTACATAGTTAAGCTCTAATGTAGAATCTCTTTCAGATGGAATATCGTTAAATATACTAGTATAGTTTCTAATTTTTCTAGCAAAAACAGCATTATCTTCTGAACTAATTAAACTATTAGATGAAGTAAAGGTGTCAAAGTTATCACTTATGTTTTTAAGATTTAATATATTAAAGCTATTTTGTGATAAATTACCAGACTTGTAAAATAGATAATTAGAATCTAAATTAAAGGCGCTTCTATCATTATTAATAAGATAATCTGTATCAGTATACTCTACAAACGATGTGTCTAGAGGATCTGATATAGTAGTAGAAAGATTAAACGTAATTTTAGCTGATATAGAGTTTATAAAAAACTCATTTGTATTTTTATCTGAAATATCTTCACCTATTAATTTAGTATCTTCAGGTTTTATAGCATACTTTTTATTATTCTTTCTAGTAAAAAAAGCTAAAAACTGATTATTGCTATGCTTAGTTAATATGTACTCTATTTTTTTACCTTCCTCGGTTAAAGTATTTTCTGCTGCAAAAAATACTTCTATCTTACCATCCACTTCTTCGTTATCTGAACCTACTAAATAATATCTTATGTTATTATCTACGTAAGATAAAGTACAGTAAAAATCATCTATAAACTCAACTAAAAATAATTCCTTAGAAGAGGTTTGAAAGTTAGTAATACCAGTAGCTCCATAATTTTGATAGTTGTTATAGTTAAGTGTATCCTTAAAAAACTCTCTCTTAATCTCTTTTACAAATTTTAAAAAAGTACCCTTCTTTCCTGGTAGGCGTGAAAAATTTAGCGATGTATAAATACTCGGTGGTTTTATATTTGTAGAGTTAAATTTAACAATTTTAGTTAAATCTGTTCTTTTTGTAAGATAAAAATTACTAAAGTTTTTATTTTTAAAATCTCTTGAACCAGATAGAGCATCAATAAAGTTAAACGAATAACCACCTGCGTATGTTCTAGAAAATTGTTCTAGATTTAAAGAATCTATGCATAAAGAACCCTCATTGAATTTAAGGGTACTTAAACTAGGAATACGACTACTCATTTACATATATATTTAAGCTGTAAATTAAATTCACTTTACAATTTTTATAATATCATCTTCCTTATCAATAATTACATCACCACCACCTTCTTCTGCTTTTTCGAAGTTTTTACCTACATCATTTACAATAAAAGATATTTCTTCATCTCCTTCTGTTTGGTTATTAACTTCTAAAACATAATCATCAACCTCACCTCTAAATACAAAATTTGAAGAGTAATTTACATCTTGTAATATATTACTGTCTATTAATTCTAAGTCACCAATATTTTCATAGTAACCTTCAGTTCTTACTTTTATAGGGTATGTTATTTCGGTAATATTCCCATTTATATACTGAATACCTATTTTTAAATCCATGGATTTTATTAACGCAGTAGCAGAAGGTTTGTAGACATGTTTGTATGTTTTAGATAAAAATACTGGTGCTAACCCTTTAGTAATTTCATCAAAAATACTATCAGTTCTATAAGTTCTAAAGGTAGTCAATTCAGGTTCTTCAATATCAGTACCATCACCCCAATCAATACTTATATACGAGGGAAAAATATTTTTATAGATGTTTACAATATCTAAACTTACTTCAGTTAAATCAAATAAATTTAACTGCTCACCTGTTGCAGTTAGTGCAGATTGCGATGTAGATAATGCAAGAGAAAACGTATTCATAATATAAGTGAGTTGCTTTCACTTCCCGGAGGAACTGAACTAATGTTAAAGTTAAAAGATGTTAAGGTTCTAGATATGTTTTCAAAGGTATAAGTCTTATTATCATATACAGCTCGTAAATTTTCATCTCTCATAAACAATACATTATCGTTAGAGTCTATATTAACTATATAATTTACTAGCAGTGGCGACTTATTTTGATCTTTTAACAGGTAACTAATATTAAACATATCAATATCACTACGATATGAAATAACAGGTGTATCTGCTTCATTGTATCTAATATCTATTCCCGATAAAACAAAAAGATTTCTTCGTTCAACTAATTCAGAAGTACTTTTTGGAAATATTTTATTTGTCTTTTTATCAGTATAGCTATATTTGTAAATTTCTGGATATACAGATAACGCTTTTGTATCTGTACTGTTTGATAAAGATTTTAATTGATAGTAGTATACGCTATTATTAGTTGAATATCTATTACTAATCTTATCAAAACTATCAGTATTAATTGAAAGTGAAATATTATTAGTAAACGGGTCAACATATTTATTGTTTTCAAATCTTAAAGGCTCAATAACAAAAAATGAACTAGTCTCAATAAACAATGTATCATATAATAGATCAAAATTAACAACTCTACTACTTAAATCATTTTTAATATTAGGCGAATGCTTTGAACTTAAGTAGTTAACAGCAGTAAATAAATGGGAACCAACATTTGTTGATTTGTTATTAACAAATATTTGACCTGATAATTTTTCTGCATTATATCTACCTTCTTTAGATGATATGTCTGATAAAAGAATTGAAGGTTCTAGAACTGTACTATCATAAAAATATTCTTCTTTTTGTGGTGAATAATCAAACAATAATGTATCAGTAAATTTACCTCCTTCCATTCTAGTAAAGTCATCTTGTATACCAGATAAAAAGTAGTTAACAAAAAACGTACCTGATGTTGTAGGTACAGCACTATCGCAGAGTGCTCGCTGCAGCGTGTTCCAGTTTGTAGGGTTATATCGACCGCTTACCCCAGCTATACCAGCATCAATTAACTCAGAATAATAATATTGTAATCCACTATCAAAAGCAGCGCTTAAATCCGATGATCTCGGTTCCGGTAAAAACTCATCACACCTTTTCATGAAAAAGGCACCATCTTTAACGCTAGCTGTCTCTACATTATTATCGATTATATCAGTATTATTAGTAGTAGGCTTTATTAGTTCTTCATAGGGGGCAAAATATCTAAAGAATATATTATAAGCTGAACTTGGTAACTGTGGTGAGTTGTCGCCTATAGTAGTTAATCCATTTGTAAAAGAAGTAATCCCTGACCTCTTTGTTTCTAAAAATGTTGTTTTATCAGTTACTGAATAATCAAAACTAAATTCAGAATCAAAAAGAGAATCATAGAATTGATAACCATTTAAAACTAAATTAAGAATTTTTTTAGTTTCAATAGTAGTTAGATTTTCTCTAAATAAATTATCGTCTTTTACTAGTCCAAAAGTATTACTATATATGTCAGTTTTGCTATCAAAAATATATCCTTTATTAAAAAGAAACGACATGTCTGCATCTTCATCTCTCTCAAAAAAAGTTGAACTATATCCAAGATAAGAAGTATCGTCTTTATCAGTTAGTGGCTGTAATTTAGCTAATCCACTAGTAAGATTTTTTACAAATTCTGCTGGTTCAATATTAAAGACAAGAATATTTTGATTATTGGTATATATACTTGGATCGGGAAAAATATATAAACTATCTGGCTCATATGATTCTTTAAACCCAAACTCTATAGCGTTGGCTTGTATTACATTAATTCCAGTTTTAGTAGGTTTAAAGAAGCCGGCCTCTCTTTCAGTTTCAATAGAGTTAGCAAACACCGACGCAGTAGTAGGGTAATCTTGATTTAAAAAATTACGGTAAGGCGCTTCTGCTTCTATTAATTTTTCATATACAAACTCACCTGTACTATTAGAAGATATATAGTAAAAATCTGTACCAATATATTTTTCAGTTAAATCTTTTTTATTTTTAAAAAGTTCATTTACTTCTAATATATCTCTTAACTCATCTCCTAACCCTTGAAAAACTTCTTCTATTAATTTTGTATTATTACTTAGAAATATATTATCAGTAGGGAGCTCACTAGGATCATAGCTTTTAAAATGCTTACCATACTCTTCTACATCTGGCTCTTGATTAAAATAAGAAGTAAAAGTATCAAAATACTCAGTTAGATCGACTTGTATATTACTTTTTATAGTTTCTATATCGTAAGTAAATTTAGCATCTTCTCTATTTTCTAAAAAATCTAATATTATCTCAGTAGATCTTTTTTTAATGTTAAAATTACTACCCTTAGTCTTATACTTAATAGCTACATTTTGTAAATTTTCTCTTTCACCTTTATAGTAACTAGCTACTTCTCTAAGTTTTTTACTATAGAACGAAATAGCAATAGATAAATCATTCGGATCATTAAAATCAATTACTGATAAAAACTTTTTCTCTGTTTCATTACTATAAAAAATTGAAAGTTCTTTTAAGAAGTCTCTATATCTATCTATAATTATTTTTTTATTATCTGCACTCTTATCGTTAGTGGCTCTATTCCAATTATTAAGATAATGCGTATAGTAATTCTGTAAGGTATCCGGTTCAAACGAAACCTTAACAACTTTCATAAAATCTATAAAAGATAAAGCTTGATTTCTATCTAACGCATTTTCCCTCTCAACATTAGGATTAGTAATAGATTGAGGTACTGGCGGAAATCCTTTCTGAACACTTTCCATTTAATATATTTATTAGTCAAACAGAGATAGACTACTAAATAAAGAATTACGAAATACTATATCTTCTATTTTATTATCTCCAGAGAACGCACTTAACGGGGTATCAAAATCAAACGTGTTTTTAGGATCAGTAAAGTCAAGTAATCCGTCAGTTACAGAACCTTCTACACCTGATGTATAGCTATAAAAAGTATAAAAACTAGTTAAATCTTCAGTAGAAAAACTTTCAGGTAATACTAAAGGCCAAGCCCAATTAGTACTATAGGTACTTAAACTATATTCAGTAGTAGTACCATTTAAAAATGATACAGCGCACAATGGTTGAAAGGAATTTAAAAGTATACACTGCTTACTAAATTTTTCTTTAGCAACTATATCTGTACCAGCTGTAACTATATATGAAAGTGTATCAATTTTATCACCAAGATTAGTACCATATACTGTTGGATTACCACCTCCTTTATCATCTAAATTTTGACTAAATTTATTTCTTGTACCCTTTAATTTATTATATTCAGTAGAGAATAAAGAAATAAATCTAGCTACACTAGGTGGAAAATTAAAAAGTGATTGATCGTATATATTAGCTTCTTCATTAACTAACTTACTTAAAGATATAATTGATCTTATATCACATGAATCAAGATCAATTTTATTATCTACAAAATTAAAAATTTTAGAATTGATAGTTTTGCCTAATGAAGAAGAAGAACTACTTAAATCACCAAAAATAGAACCTATAAAATCATCAAATAAAACATTTTTATCTAATAAAATTTCTTGAAATCTTAAACTTTTAAAAATATCTGTATAATCAACATTTTCGTTTTGCTTTGAAAATCCATAAAAATCTTTAGGAAATGCAGTCAGTGGGACTGCATTACTTGTCAAAGCTAAGTTAACAGAGCCATTAGTAAATAAACTGCTTACTGTAAGGGTTAAAGAAGTTGTTTCAGTAGAAAGACTGTCATTAAAAGTAAGACCCCCATAATACCAAAAATTAGTATCTACACCATCAATAGATCCTGATAAGCTTTCAATAGTAAAGTTACTACTACTTACATTTACACCGTCTTTTTGTAAGGTAAATGTTGGGGTTCCTATAGCAGATAAATTTTTAACTGTAAAATTTTGTATACTTTTAGGTTTTACTAAAAATGGTATCTGAACACCTTTGAATTGAACTGGGCTTATACCAAATATAGTTGCTTCTTCTAATCCTTCACTATCTAATCCATTTGAAGTAGCATTTAAACTTGATATTTTAAATGTTGATGAAGCTACGGCATCTACATTAGCAGTTAAAGTTATACCTAAATTATTATTATTATCGTTTACTGAAAAATTACCAGACTTATCTCTACTAAAAATCTTTTTTCTATCTTTAAATAATTCTATACTTATAGGGCTACTTACTGAATTATCAGTACTAAAATAAAAATTATTAATACCGGATGAACCTACATATAAACTACCTTTATCAGTACTTTTAGCTGGTACTATTATAGGAGGATTTACTCCAGAAAGTTTAACATAAACATTTTCCGAGCTTAATGTTAATTTAGATACTTCATTGTATTCATGAGCACTTAAATTATCAATAAAGGCTCTTTCATAAAAAGAATGATACCGTTTTAAGTGATTAAATTTATATGGTAGTAAGTCAAAATAGTTAGGTAGTCCTGTTCCGGAAATACTAAAAAATATATCATTGTTAGTATTATAAAAAGGAGAATTATTTGTAATAGTAATAGCTTCTGAAAAATGACCTGCAGATAGAGTTAAAGTATTGTTTGGTATACTTATAGAAAAAGTATTTTCTATATAATCTTTAATATCAACGTTAGCAGAGTAGGAACCTAATACATTGTTATTTTGACAATCTCTTAATACCATTCTCACCTTATACCTACCAGGTAGTTCATAAGTATGAACAGCAGTAGTTGAATGAATTATTGTACCATCTCCTAAATCAAAAGTAGCAGTAGTGTTATTTAGATCTTGTAAAATTGTACAACCTGCTGGAATGTCTGCTACAAATGTTAAAGGAGTAAGAGATAGATTATAGGAAGATAAAACGTTATCTTGTTTATAATCTTCTACTCTAAATAAGGCATAGGTTGTATTAATATTACTCATCTATTACTGTTAATTTAGCAGCTAACGAATTAGGGTTTATTAAGAACGGAAATTTAAAAAATGGTAAAGATACGTCTTGGTTAACTAAACTTATATCAGCAGATGGATAAAGAGGATTATAAGATATAAATGATATGCCACTAAAAGATATATTTTCGTTATTATTTCTAGTTTCTATTCTTTTTACACCTTCAACACTTAGTATTTCAGATACAAGAGTAGAGAGAGATAATTGCTGACCTAAGTTATTATTAGTAGGACCAAAAAACTTTGTTATAATAGCTAAAATTCTTGATTTTAAAATTTCTTTATTAATTTTATTATTAGATTCTCTAACTATAACTAACTTTGTATTTTTAGATACTTCAGGTTCTAAGTCAACTTGATTAGAAAATCCTAAATCAAAAGCCATATAAATAGGGTCTCTTGGAACTACTTCATGACTAATAGTTTTTCTTTCTAAAGAAGAATCAACTATAAGCTTTTTAATTGAATTACTTAAAAATGGAGGATAGTCACCGTCTTTAGCTATATTAAATCTAGGTACTGTAAATATATTAATATTATTAAAATCACAACTATCAGAAAAGTTGACTTGATTAAGTAATACTCGATTTGATTTATCAGGATCTACACATATATTATAAAAATACTGTATATAATCATTAATAAAGGTCTGATTACTAACAACTTTATTATCTATTAATATATTAGAGAAATTTTTACTTATAAAACCTTCGTAATCAGTTACACTAACAAGTCTTTGTTGAGAGCTAAATAATTTAGGTGCGTTTTCTCTTATTTCATCTACTGTTTCTTCTGTAGTTATAGGAGAAGACGGTTGTGGATTTTTAAAAGTTAAATTAGAATTATTTGCTGATGATATAAATGTCGTAGAATCTTTGTTGGTATATGTATCATCAAATATTTCTCTTTGTCTAGAGCTATCATAAACGAAAAGCTTATTACCGTTTATAGCATTTGTACTTACTATACCCCTTTGCCCGTCTGATAAAATATAATTTATAGATACAACGTCGCCCTTTGAAAGCTTTCTACCTGAAGTACCATCACCAAATTTTATTTCAAAGTGACCATTTTCGTTCAACCGTTTTTCATAACACCTTGAATTATTATCTTTAATATATAAACTATCTACTTCGCTATATTCATAATATAAACCAGAACTAGCTTCTTTAACATAAACACTAACAGTATCATCTGCTATAAATCTCCCACTATCTCCAGGGTCTAGAATATTATCAACAACAAGAGTAACCTTTTCAAAATCAGTACCCTGTGCAGTATAATCAGGATATTCACTTACAGATCCTTGATATAGTATTACATTGTTATCAAGTTCAGTTAATTTTTGCTCTTTTTGATCAGCTATAGTAAAGCTATAATCACTATTAAAGGTAAAAGGAATACTATCTACTAAGAAGAAAGAATATTTTTTAATAGTATAATTACCTACTGCTAAGTCTGCATTTGCAGTAGCGTTTATTGAAGCGAGAGAAGTTTTTTTTCCAACAGGTTTATATCCTATAACCTTAACAATTTTATTCATGTTTTCGTATAAGGTCGCCTGGTCGAAAGTAGATTCGGAAGCTGTATTATTTAAATAAAATAACAAAACATGATATGAATAAGCAATTATATCTATAATAGCAGCTAAATTACTACCTTCAAAATTTTGATCAGTAAATTTTTCATTTTCATTTAAACGTTGAATAATGAAATCTTTCAAACTTACCGCGTCAAATGCTGCATATGCATCTTGCGGTAAGTTAAAATCTAAAAAATTATTGTTTTTATCAGCCATTTTTATATAAAGTTATATCCATTACTATTTAATACAGATCTAAGTGATAGTCCATATACATTAAGAGACGGTACGTTTATTTGTAGTGTAATATTATATTCCTGTTGATCCTCATTAGCACTTACTTCTACTTTTTCTAATTCTATTCGTGGTTCGAAGTTAGGTAAATTTTCTTCTATATCAGATTGTATCTCTAATTCAGTAAAAGGACTTACAGGATCGAAAATAAATCTTCTTAAATCTATTCCAAATTCAGGGTTTAGAATTTTTTCTCCTGGTGATGTAAGTAAAGCATTTGCTATACTATTTTGTATTGACTCTATATCGTATAAACCTTGTACGTCTTTAAGCTCCTCTTTACGATTTAACTGACGATTAAAGGAGACTCTATTCTCAATATCAAGAAATAAGTCTTTATATAGATATTGCTGCTTAAGAGCTGCGTCTTCTGCCTCAGTAACTGATACTGAATCTATCTTAATTAAAGCCATTACTTATATATTTAATAAGAAACCTCTTTTAGACTTCCTCTTCATATTTTAACTCTCTCTCACTATCATCTTGATATATATTTTTTAATATTTCAGCAGCTAAATCATCAAAGCTTTCTTCTTCCTCTTCCTTATCTGCTATATGTAATGCTGCAAGATATTTATTTTTAGCATCCTTTGTACCTTTTGTGCACCCAACCTTCTTTGTACCCTTATATACACAATACTTATTACCTTCTTTTTTAGCTTTATATGGCATTTTTACTGTAAATATTTATAGATTTAATAAATAATTATATGTCTAAACAACACAGAAATTTCGGTAAAGATATTCACCAACTAAACGAGACGTACAACGAGATGTTGAACGGAGCGCATATGTTTCAAAATACAGGTAATCCTCAAGCTGCAGCTGATAGTATGAAGGAAGAAGATAGACCATTTTCTCCTAGTCACGGTGCACAAGATAAGATTCCATTTGAAGATAACGAAGATGATAAAGGTATTGATCATCTTAAGCATGCTTTAAAGATGCTCGGTAAGGCTAAGCTTATGAAGCATCTCGAAGAGATGGAAGAGGATATCGAAGATGAAGAGTTTAATTTTAAAGGTGGTGATATTGAACACGACTGAGCTTCTCACATTAAACATCCTCAGTTTGGGGAGTCAGTCAAGAAAGTCCTTCACCATAGCTTAACTTCAGCAGGCGTTATTGAAGAATATTATGTTGAACATAACGGTAAATTAGCAAAAGTACTTGCTGAAGAAGTTACAGTAGTTCAATTAAATGAGCATGGTGGTAGCGGTAAGAAGAAGAAAAAGAAATAGCGCAATTACGGCCGATCTGGCATAAATAAATATATGGCTAAAGAAAAGAAGTTTGTAAAGCTCTTTGAAAATTATATGCGTAGATTTGAACGCGGCGGCTTTTTAGTAGGCGACGTTTTTAAGTTTAATGATGACTTTAAGAGTCATGACGCATATAAAGGTTTAGGAGATAACATTAAAGAGCTTATAGATGACATGATTGAATCAGGTCTTCATATTAGAGTTGTTAATATAAAAGATACAGACCCAGCTCGTTATCCTTCAAATGATCAAACTTCTTCTCTTAAAACAGTTTTAGACATAGCCTTAGATACCGGTGGAGGTCGTTTTTCTCATTATTGTTCTGTACCCTGTGGGTTAGGTCAACCTGTTCAATATGCTCCAAATTTATTACCTATTCCTGACGCTATGAGACGTAAGGATAATGTTAATATTAAACCTGAAGAAGCAGAAGAGGATAAAGATAATATTCAAAATAAGACAGACAGGGGTAATGGTGAGCTGAGTAATACTGAAAGATCTTTACCTAAGGACAATACCCAAATTCCATCACAGCCAGCTACCCCATCTCAAGAAGTAAATTCTTATACTAAGCAGTATATCCCTAGTTAGACCAGTTAGAGGTAACTCTAGCTACTCCCCATGGTAGATTATTAACTACAGCATAATTAAAGAGTAATTCTGGACCTCCTGTCCCTTCTCTAGTTGCTAAGACATTCCAGCCAGTGAATGTATCATAATACTCAGATGTATAGCTTATACCGGCTTTACCAGGCCATGTAATTACAAAATAGAGATTATTTAGATTTTGCCCAAATCCCCATTCAAGCATATTGTTGACCATAGCTGCTGGAGGTTCATTAGGATCAGTCGCTTTTTTAATTCTCTTAAATCCCGCAGGAGGCCAGGTAGTTATTATGCGCTGCGCCGGTAGCATATTGTTTGTAACAGACCATTTAGGAGCTTGTAAAAAGATAGCAGAAGATGATATTAACGTATAGCTATGATCTGTATTACCATCGCCTACCTTCTTCCACCCTTCAGTTAAAGGAGGAAATTGTTGCTTTAAAGTATAATAATATCCTTCCCATTTGCCTTCTCTTTGTATCCAAAATATATCACCCCTCGACTCATCTCCTTTTAACAGACCAGGTGAACTACTAATGTTAGCTTCAGCAAATGAAATCGGCACAGGTGTTCCTCTGTTTATAAGAGTCCAACTCTTATTTGAAATAATATTATTGTTTGCTCTATTTACGAAGCCTCCTATAGCTAATCCCCAATCTTCATTTCTTTTTGATTCATAAAAGAATCCTCGTTTTACCATTGTTCCAGAGACGTCTTGGTCGCCATAACCTACAGCTCTCCAACCTCGAGTTATAGGAGGAAATACATCTCCTCCCGGACTCCAAAAAATTTGTAACCATGTACCGTCTTCATTTGGCACCCATATAATGTCAGCATTTGCTGGGTTAGTATTACCTAGTACATAAGCAGCAGAAGATGGTCCAAATATTTTACCTATTGATCTAGATACACTTCCATTAGGATTGACTGATGTGTTAAGGCCTATAAGTGTTAAAGAGTTAGCTCTTATTCTCTCAACTTCAAAACCTGATAAGTTAGAGACAGTCTGGGCTCCTAAAGGGGATACTATTGCTAATAATAATATTAAGAGCCTTATTAATAATAAAGGCTTCATATATTATATTTATGCTTTTTCTAAATTTATTAAACAGGCAAATGCATTAATTTCTTTATCTACAACGAAAGCGCTCTTATAAAGATGATCTGCTATAGTAGCTATCATAGCTTTCTTTTTAATATCTTCCATTTTTTGATCATAGATATAATCTAAAAGATTCGCTAACAACGTATCATAATCACCTTGAAATCTATCTTCATTTTCTATCAAGTACTTTCTTAATTCGAGAGACTTACCCGCGGCTAGTCCTTCGAAGCACTTAGATAACAACTCGTTATCAGACACGTTACTATCAATAGAGAGGACTGAATCAATAACGCTTTTTTGAAGCTCGTTAATCGTTTTCCGTAGATCGGGGAAGTAACGCTTGACGAGTTGTATAAACTTTTTCTTTTGCTCATCACTTATATTTACATTTTCTTGTTTTAGAATACTATAACATCTTTTAACAGCTTGCTCAAGAACAGGTTTAAGATCTAATGACTGACATCTTGATTGTATAGCAGGTATAATTTTATGCTTATAATTAGCTGTAATAATGAATCTACAATACTTAGCATACGTTTCCATAGTATTACGTAACGCAGCTTGTGCTTGTGCTGTTAATCCATCTCCCTCATCTAATATAACTACTTTTACACCACCATCAAATGACTTAGTTTGAGCAAAATTAGTGATATTATGTCTAATAGTATCGATACCAGACTCATCAGAAGCATTAATATAAAGGTAATTACATCCGAGAATATCGTTAACAATAACTCTAGCAAGGGTGGTCTTACCAGTACCAGGATTACCAACAAAAAGAAGATTAGGTATTTCATTTTTAAACCCTTTAATAATATTAAGAGTACGCTCATCTAGAATAATATCATCTAGCTTAGAAGGTCGATATTTTTCGACCCATATTTTATCAAATTCAATCATAATTAACGACCAGATGAACCAAATCCTTTTTCACCTCTCTGACTTTCAATAATTTCACTTTCACTAGTCTCTACAGTATAGTTTCTATACACAACAAATTGAGCAATACGATCACCTGCCTTAACCTCATAATCTTTATCAGTAAAATTATATAATTTAATTCCAGCATCTCCACGGTAGCCTTGATCTATAATACCGGGATGAGGAAAGATACCATGCTTAAATCCTAAACCCGATCTACCTTCAACCTTTACCCAAAATCCAAAAGATATATAAGCAAATTTTAAACCTACATCTACTACAGCAGAGCCTTTAGCAGGAATAGTAATATCCACTACCGAAGAAACATCTAATCCAGTATCGTTATCATGATTCTTACGGGGTAGAACTGCTTTATCGTTCGTTTTCTTAAACTTAAGTTCCATACTCATATTATATAAATACTAAAAAATATATCAACTGAATAAATATATACGTGGACGAAGATCTTAATGATGCTGTTGATGATATTATTACCCAGTTAAAGGGTAATAAAAAGGTATCTCATAAGATTGAGGAGGAAGTTTTAAGTAAAGAAGATTTAGAGGATTTTTTAATTGAAAAGAGTAGTAAACTTATTAATAAATCTCTTAATATAGTGGATAATGTAAACGATTATATTAGTTCTGCTCCAGAAAATCGTGATGTTGCAGCTATGGCTGAACTTATTAAAGCTACTTCTTCTTCTATAGAAACATTAAACAAGTTACATACTGCTAAAGAGCGAAATGAGACTCAATTAGAAGTTAAAAAGATAGATGTTCAGAGTAAAGAACGAATTAGTATAGCAGACAATCAAACTAAAGTTCTACTTTCTAGAGAAGATATTATGTCAGCTCTAATAGAGGGCGATGATAAGAGCGATGTTATAGATGTTTAATCGGTAATAGGTTCTTCTTTAACTTCTTCCCCACTACCTAATTGACCTTCAACAGTGTTAACTGTAAATATCTTATCATCATCACCTTCTATCTTAAACGTAAACTCCTTACGCTTATCTGATTCATATTGATTACCTATAAGATCAGTCTCTATTTCTGTTTCTTTAATTTCAATCTCTTCTATACCCTCTTCAGTATAAGATCTAGACATATAAATTAATTTTTTATCTACTGCAGCTCTTCTTGATTTAGCTTTATTCTTTTCGCTATCAAAATAATTTATTAAGCGATAAAACTTATAAACTTCAAAATCTTCTTCTCCTAAAAATTCTTTAACCTTATCAAAAATATCCTCACTTATTTCTTGGGCTACTTTAAAGAATTCTACATCTGCTACCCCATAACACCCATGTGATCTAGTATTAAAACCATCAACTTGTTCTTCTTCTTTTCTTAAATCTTGAGATTTATCAATAAATGGTAAAGTATTATCAATATCAGTTAAATGTAAAGATGCATTATTAACTACATCTGATGTACTAGCAGTAGCAATACTTATTAAACCGTTTATAAAGGAAGTAGATTTATTAGAAGTTAAAAGGGCGTTATTAAAAGCTACCCCACCATCTTTAAAAAGTGGAACTGTAGTATTAGATCTTGCAAGATTACCATTAGTACCTAAGGTATCGCTGTTTACCTTAAAGAACCTTTTTACTTCTCCAGGAGGCCTAGCTAACGAAATAGCATTAGCTGCTAAAGGTCCTGTAAAGAGTAATGATTTGTAATATTCAATAGATTCTATACTTATTTCTTTACCCTCTTTATCTATTTTATTAATAAATTTTTCTAATTGACTAATACCTATGTGATAGATTTTTTTAAACTCTTCCATGAATTCCTTATCTTTATCTGAAAAAGCTTCTACTACTTCTTTCTCAATAAGTTCATCAAATTGTTCCTTAGTTCTTAATAAAGCTCTAAGAATTTCTACATTTTTAGTTATTTGTGGTTCGTCAGCCATTAGTCTATATCATCATCTATTTCAGTTCCAGGTCCTACATAAGTCTTTACACATTGTATACTATTATGATATGTATCTCCTAAAAATTTATGCCTACACTTAGTAACTAGCCACCGACCAAGTAATTTTTTATCTACATCTACAGGATCATCTGTTCTATAAATATCAATAAATTTACCAGCCGATCTATCAGTATCACCTAAAACTCCTATATTAAGAGTTAAATTATAAAATACTAAATTTGAAGTCATTTCTGCTTCTGAAAGATTAGAAGTTTTTTGAAGAGAAAAAGGAGTACTTATAGTTCTAAACATTTCTTCTTTCTTATGCTTGTTTAAAGGTAAGAAAGGTTTGGGCTTACCACCTGTACTCTTAAAAACATCTACAAAGCTCTTAGTCCATTTCTCTTTTACCTCTTTTATTCTTTTTTCTCTCATTCCATGTTCTCCTAAAATTGGATCATAGCCTACAGATAAAAAATTCATAAAAAATTCATTGCTATAATCAAGCATAGGTGTAGTAAAATTTGTTTGAGGTAACTGAGTTTTATATACATTTACCTCTGCGTCTGGAGGGGGATTATTCTTGTTAGGTTTTATCTTATCAACTAAGTCATTAGCTGCAAACCCTTCTAAAATATTGTCTTTATTTTCTTTAAATATTTTCGTTAACGGAGTTAAATTATATTTTTTAGCTTCTCTATCGAATCGTAAAAAAGATCTTGTAACTATATCTTCATCTTCAAAGTAATAAATTTGAAGAAGATATTTTATAAGATCTGAATATCTAAAAGATGTAGGGGGTAAAATATGCTCAGGGAATATATCAATAGAATGAGAGCCTGGTTCAAAGTTTTCTTCATCTATTATATCTTCCCCTAAAATATCTTTTAATATTTGTTTAATTATATCACCTACCAATCCTCTAAATCTAGTACCATAAGGTATAACTTCATTTAGTTTAAAATACTTATCATCTAACAAGCTATATATTTTATAATTACCACCTCTATCTCTCTTAGCTGGGCTATTAACTTCATCGTTTAAAACAAAATTATATTCGAGCTTTTTACCACCCTGTTTATTTTTGAGTGAAAATGTAAACGTATCACGCCCATCACCTCTTGTTACTATATTATTATCAATAAAATCGTAAGGATTATTAATCATAATTTGAGCATTTTGAAAAGGCTCAAGTAAATTCTCACTCAAATCAAGAAGCTTTATCGCTGATTTAGTAAAACTTTGCTTAGTTTCTCCTTCAGCATCCTTTAAAAGAAACTCACACTCATAATCAGCTCCATTAATTTTAAAAACTTCACTCATTAGAAATGTCTATTATCGAAGACAGTACTTTCAGTAATATTATTATACACTAGTGTTCTGAATTCTGGTTTAATAAATGATACTTGTGTACCTCCTTTTAGAAAGAAACTCTTACCTATAGTTTTCTTATTCACGAGATATATTAACCACCAGCTATCTATATCACCGTAAATATTAAAGGAAGCAGTAGTAAGAGGTTCATTAGACTTAGCTGTATAAAGATCGAGTAAATCAGCTTGAAGATTTTCAGGAAATTCTATCTTATTTAAAATATTATAAAAATAAAATTGTTTATCTTTTGAAGCAGCAGTATGAACTTTGAATATACGCTCGTACCTTTCGATTGGTAAGCTAGATAAAGCTGGTATATCTTCTTGATACTCTCCTAATTTTCCAGTTAATTTTTTCATACTTTTTCTAAGAAGTTTGCAACTTCCACGGTTAGTGATCTAAATGTCATGCTACAATTAAAACCTTCAGGTACTATTTCATCTCCTATTTTTCTTCTAGTACCCAATAAATCAAATGATAAATCTTGTAAATAAGCCCATTCTATGAATCTTAACCCTGGTACTTTTATTTTATAAATAGCTGGAAAACTCATAGCAATAGCATTTTCTCTCTCAGGTCTATTTATTTCTATAAATTTTTTAATAAACTCTATATTCTTATCTTTATCTCCTTCATCTATAGTATTAAGTAAGGGGAATTGAATTTGAAGTGGTGCATCAGTATTAGCGTACTGGTAAAATTTAGGCGTTTCAATATACGAGCCCGGTGTTTCAGACTGTCCTCCTTCAAGTGTACCTTGAAGCTCTCTTATAGTAGCTGCTACACCCATTATGTTTTCCGCTACATCCTTAAGTTTTTCTAGAGCGGCTCTTCCAACAGTAGCTTGCCCTCTATCAGTAACGTTAGATAATGTATCAGCGTACTCATTACTAAAAGATCTAAAATTATCATTAAAGTAAGGGAAGTGATAGTCTTCTAATTTTTCTCCTTTGTATAAATTTTTATAAAACTCATCAGCACTACCACCTTTCTTTACAACATTCATATAACCATCTACAGTTTGTTTGAGCTGTGAAGTTTTAAGTTTGTAAGCCCTAACATAAGCTAACGGGGCTTCATTACGAAGCTGTGAACCTTTAGGTGACGAGGTCCACGAGTAATCCTTTACTATATTAACGGCCATATATATATTTATTACGCGACGCTAATACTATACGGAGATAAACTGTAATCTGCTCGAGAATCAGGTATTTCTCCATCGTTATTAATAGGTGATCTATTATTACCCGAATTCATAGTCATCGGCGAAGAGGATTGTGTTTGTTTTTTAGCTGTTTCTAAATTTAAAATTTTCATTTCTGAATGAATAGCTTTTAAAAATGAGGCTTGCTGCTTATTAACTGACAACATTAGTTCATTAACGTGAACTAGTTTTTCCATTAACTTAGTTGAAAAATCAGGTAAAGTAATCTCTCGCGTTATATTAATATCCTTACCTTCTATTTCTACTGCATCACTCTCATCATCATCTCCCTTAAAGAAATCAACTATACCACCTATAAACTTCTTTGCTCCACCTGCTATACCTTTTGCTATATCTAGAATTTTTCCAGGTATACCAAAAAGCATATCTTTAACAAAACCAAATATATTTTTTATTGTATCGAACGACGGAAAAGGTATATTTTCTCCTAGCCACGAACCTAAGTTTTTTACAGCATTAAATACACCGTCAATGACACTTGTTATAGCGTTACCTACAAAACTAAAAGCATTTTTAGCAGTTTCTAGTATTTTTTCAAAACTAAAATTACTAAACCATTCTTCAAAGAATTCAAAGATTGAATCTTTTATATTAATAAAAAACTGACCTATTTTGGATCCTATATCACTAATAAATTTCTTGATAGTACCAAAGCTTGGAAAGCTTATATTTGGTGGTTTTTCTACACCCTTTAAAAAATCAATTATAAATCCTACGCCATTAATCACCATATCAGCGCCTTTAGCTCCTAACCCGTATGCTAAAATAGATCTACCGAATAAAGTAAATCCTTCCTTAAAGTCACCTCTAAAAAAGGCTTGTAAAGACTCGTAACCTAATACTAAACCTCCAAATATTGGTAAGTTTCTTAAATTTTTGCTTATAAAGCCCCCTATCTTACTCGCTATATCTTTTAAGAACCCGCCTACCCCTTTTATTTTATTATCGAATTTTTTACTACCATCTTCTTCAGTACCCATCAAATCTCTTGCAAGAATAATACCTTCTAGAGCCATACCTATTAAGAAGAATGGTGGTGGTAATATTCCCCCTAATCCTGCAAGTATCTCTAAAATACCTCCAAAGATATCACCCTCTTTAAACCGCATTATTGCAAAACCAAAGTTTATTAAAGAGCCTATAAAAGGAATAAATTTTAAAACTTTAAATATTTTACCACCAACTTTACCAGCTATACCCATTAAAAATTTAGCTCCAGGCATTTTAGCTATTAATTTAGCTATTTTACCTTTACTAAAAAACTTGACTATATCATCTCCAACTTTAAACAGAAAATCAAAAACCGGTCCTAAAAATTTAAATGCTGCTAAAAGACGTTCTTGTAAAGGAGATAATTTATCTTTTAAGAACATAGCTAATGCTATAACTCCTGCTATTATTAATCCTATAGTACCTATTAAACCTAAACTAGCCTTTTTACCTGCTTTAGTCTGAGCTGCAGCTTTACCTGCAGGTGTGGAAGCATCTTGTTGAACATCTGTCTTTAAAGCGGTATCATCTTCATTAGCTTCTTTTACCTTCTGAAAAGTTTCGGCAAATATAGTAGCTACTTTTGTATAAAAAATCTTGTTAGTACCGGAATTTGGATCAGGTCTTTTTTGCCTTTTCCCGAAAGTAGATGCTTCACTTCTTATAACTTTTTCGCTAGTTTCCTCACCACTAACTTTAGCTGCGTCGTTTAAAGCACCTATTGCATCTCCTAAAAGCTCGTCATCGATTTCTGCCATTTACCTACATATATTTAGGTAGTAGCATCGAAAAAGGAGGGGTCTAAGGTAATAGTTTTATCGTTAACAGTTAATACACTCTTAATGTAGCTATCGATACTGTTAAAAAATTTAGATAATTCTTTATAAACTGAAAGGGGTAAATTTTCCACCACTTTAGTTCTATCAGCTATTTTTAAATCTTCAAATTTTAATGAATAGTCTTCTCCAATATCTACTTCTTCAATATACTTTATAAGTTCAAAGAGATAAATTATACCGAAACTATCACTAGTAGAGGCGGTTTTTTTCTTTTCAACATCTGCAATACATTTTGCTAAGATAGTTGATTCTTCTTTAAGGGTAGGTATTTTAAGCTTTAAGACAATATTACCATTTTTAACTACATGTTTAGTTTTAAAATTAACTTTAACTTTTTTTATGTTATCTATAAAATCATTTATATTCAACTTTTCCTCTTCAACTACTATATCATCACCGAGAGATAACTGACGCAGTTTAAGCAGGATTGCTGGTTTATCAACTATAGAAAGGTTTTTCTTATCAGAGTTTGCAAGAATAATATCATTTATAATTTTAGCAAACTCTACTGCACCCTTAATTCCATCAACTGCAGTAGATAAGATATCTTTTTGTTGTTTAAGGGTAAGTTGTTTTACTGTTACTTTACCGTCTTTAAAACTATCGTAACTAATAGTATCAATATTATCCTCTTTTAACTTATTTAAAAACCCCTCTGGTAAGCTTGACATGTCTATATTTACTTAGTAAATTTTAAAATCCATCTAAAGTAGGATCATTAGCACCCTTACTTTCTTCTGTTTCTTTAACATATAAATTAATATAGTCTTCAATATCGACTAATGTACATTGCGTAGTAATGTATGATATATCGTGCATTCGTTTACTTAATGTAAAAACATGCTGTCGATAAGTATGGGGAGTTAAAACTGTAAAAATATTTTTTAAAAACATTATAAGATCTGTAGATAGATATCTAACGATGTTATTATTTCCCTTAGCTAGAAAGCTGATCTGTAAGTTATTTTGATTACTTGTTCTAAAGTTTTTAACTTCTTTTAATATATTTTGAGGTATATAATTAAGTAAAACATCTTTTGAATTTTTATCTAAACTATCTAAGATAACCTTTTCTGAATCTATTTGAATACTTTTAATTAAAGATGTTTCATCATTATCATAGTAACAAAAATTAGTAGGGTAGTCTAATTCAATTATTAAATCATTTTTTACAATTTGCTTTTCAATATCTATAACTTCTTCAAGCTCAGATAGAAATATATTAATATCTAAAGCATAATCTGATAAATTTATTAAGCTACCTAAGCATGTCTCCCTAAGATAGAAAAGCGAATAAAGCTTTTCAATTAAATTTAAATTTTTTGTAATAATAAAACTTTCAAGTTTTTTAACTATAGTTTTTAAATCATTACCTAAATGATAAAAGTCTAAAGTATCTTTTAAAGTAACAGGTTTAAGTTCTACTATTTTTTTATTAAAAGGTAAAACTAAATGATACATCTAAAATAATTATAATTGTTTATAATTTTTACAAGCAAACGTTACCGACTTTTCAATGAAGTCATCACTATCATGACTAACTGTATAGCCCTCTACAGCTGTAGGAAAAGCATCTTCAAATATATAACCTTTCCTCATAGAACCCTGATTATTATATTGTTTGACTACTATATTAGTTTTTAAGCCAAAGTTAATTAACCCATCTATTCCTAATGCAATCATCCATGGTCTCATAAAACCATGTTCAATATCATCTTCAGTTTCTAAAAAATTTATACTAAATGATCTAGTTAAAAAATCGTTTCTTTCAATTAATGAATACCCCGGTAAAAAACCTCCTCTATTGTTTACACTTTGTGGAGCAAATACACTTGATTCTTGAGGAGTAGTTACCGATCTTGCTACTAATATAGCTCCTCCTTTTGTTAGTAAGCTTGGTTGAACGTTAGCTGACCAATTTTCATTACCCTTTTGTAGAGCAGAATTAATAGCTCCAGATAAATCACCATCTATAGATACTTTCCATAGAAAGGGGTTAGATACGAAATATCGACTTTCAGAACTAAATGCCTGAAGAAAGTCTGAAGAGCCATTTGCCATAATAATATTTATGGCTAAAAGCTAAGAACGTTTAGCTAAAGTTTCTATAGAAGTGATAAGCGAATGTTACTGAGAAGTTTAAAATCTCTCCAGTACCTTCAGCGATAGAATAATCAACAGCATTAATATCTCTTAAAGATGCTCCAACTAATTCAATTGATTGGATTACGTTTAACTCTTTGTTAATTACATCAAGGTTAATAACTGACTCATCACCGGGCATACCATACTGACCTGTAGAAGTCTCGTTATCAAATACATTTCGCGACGCTAGTTCGAACTTAGATCTAAGATCAATTCCTTCATCATGATAAAACTCTATAGAATAAGCTTCTGATCCCGGGTAAGTTGATTTACCAGGAATATTAAATGCTTGACCATAATAATTAACAACTTTATTTTCAATGTTTCTACCTGGGAGTTGAGCTGATCTAGCATAAACTAAATCAGTATCTCCGTCAAATGTTACACCTTCAATATTAATTTGTTTTACTCTAAATAGAAAATCTCGAGCAAATTGCTTATCTGCTGCCCTTGAAAAGAAGTTTTGAATTGTTGTCGCCATAATAGTATTTAATTAAAAAAGTGTTAAGCACCTATAATTTCTTCAAAATTAGCATCAGTGCGAGTTGCAATGAAGTTAACTAAGATAAATTCTGCTGTTCGTGTCGGCTTAAGGTAAATATCAACCACTAACTCGTTAGCATCTATAACTTCCGGGGTGTTGTTTCTTTCGTCACAAACTATCAGATAGTCGAATAGACCCTCGTTATTTTTAGCTCTCTCAAACAATGGCGTAAGAACGTTAATAAGTCTCTGTCTAGTAAACTCAGTATTTTGTTCAAATACAAAGAATCTAGAAGCTTTCTTAGTAGGTCGCTCAAGTGATAAAAACAACCTTCTAACGTTAATTCTATCAAACGCACTAGGTTTCTTACTTAAAGTTTTCTGACCGAATATAACTTGGCCTTGACTTGGGAAGAATGCTACTGGGTTAATATTAGCTTTATAAAGCTCGTCTCTCTGTTTTTGGTTAGGATTAATAGCTAGATCATTAGCAAAGCGAACTAACCCTCTCGTAAAGCCTGCTGGGGCAAACCATGGGAAGAAGTTAGCATCTGTCTGTGCCATAGCAGCTCCAGCAAATCCAGAGAACGGTACAAATACATTTCTACCAGAGTATTCATCATATATTTCTGGCCACTGTGCATATACTGCAGCGTATGAAGTATTTTCATTCTCAAACTGGTGTCTGATTGGCCAGTAAATATCCTTTTGGAAGTTTCTACTCTTGTTATCAAGAGTTCTACTCTTTTCACCTGAAACTAGGATCTGACGTAAGACATCTGCAATAAACAGACAGTCTCCTCTATCCCCGCCTAAGAATGGTGGAGTGCAGAACTTCTCAAATCTATTAAAGATAGTTGAGTAATCATTTCGCAAAGTCCTAGCAGAATCAACAATATCATTTGATGTTCTTAACCCATTAACAGCAGTAACTAAATTGCCATCCATTGCATATTCATCATAATATGTAGTACCTGAAGCATTAGAAGCAGCGTGTATTGTTCCTAAGCCACCTTCTACAACAACATCTATATCATAGATTTCATCGTTCTTTATTCTTTCTAACGCTCTATCAATCTTAAGAGGTATATCACCTAAAATTTTCTCTTTAACTTGTTGATCATTAAATGCTCCTAGAGGGTAAAGAGCATCTGCTCTTTCAGGTGCCGAAGCACTTCCGCCTAACGCTAGACCTAATTTCTCTACCATTTGCTTACCACCTCCTGAAAGACCTAACTTAGCAGATGTCAGACCACCATCCGTACCTGCGCCACCTGAAAGGCTCTCTAATTCTGTAGCAAGATTTTTAGTAAATACTCTGATTTTCTTACTTGCTACCTTATCCCCTATAGTTTCCGGATTAGGATTATCAATCTGACCATCTGTACCTTTAAAGTAGTTAGAAATATAAGGATTAACAAGTACTTCAACGTTTCTAGATTTAGTATCTTGATTTTCAATGAAGAAGTTAACTTCAGGTCCTCCTGTAGGATTAAGCTGCTTTCTATAGTAGTTAATAGAACCAACAACTGCATCTTCAAGCAAGTAATCTAACTTAAATGCTTCAGAAGCATATGTTGATTTACGCAATTTAAACACTCCGATGTTAAGCACATCATCATCTTCTCTACCATCAATATCGTAATCAGTAAGATTTTCTAATATCTCAGAAATACTACCATTTTCCCCTCTAGGTTCTGCAGAAAGAGAAAACTGTCTTATACCATCAGGTACTGTTGTATAAGCAGTACCAGATCCTTGCCCTCTACCATCACCAGCAGTTCCACCACTATTAACAGTTTTTAATCTTGTTACTGCATTAAAGTTTGAATCGGGATTAAGGTTAGTATTGTCAGCAACACCAACATAATAACCTTCAAAATCATCATTAATAGTAGTTTGACCTTTGTTTAAAATAACCATTCCAGCTCCTGCAAAGCTTGATACAGTACCAAAATCTGTACCGGTAAGCGACTGGGAGTGGAAAGTAAATCCTGAACCATCTAAGCAACTTAAATATTGCTCATTAGTAAGTATTTGTTGTTGAGGCTCTCCTAACACGTACGTTGCGTCAATTGTCAAATCGGGTACTTTTTGGTCAAGTTGGTTAGTTACATAGTTTCTGTTAGAAAGGGCATCAACAGCAGTGGTGACCCCGCTACCTGTGAGTGTAGAATTTACTGCAACTACAGGGTATACCAATGCTGTATAAACTGAACCAAATCCATCTCCTTTAGCAGCACCGTAAGGTAATCTGGATGCATAAACCGTTCCTGGAGAATTAAGTAACTCGCTGATAGAATGGTAAAAATAACGTTCAGCTGAGTTAGTAGGCGTACCAAAAGTATTATCTAATTCTTGTTTAGAAGAAATAAGTAAAACCTCGTCAAGAGGTCCTTCCTGAGCAAACCCAGTAATATAAAAATTTGTACCTACGTTTTGTGGTGCGATGAGAGATAAGTCTGATTCTCTGATTTCAACACCTGGAGAATTAATAGTTCGTTGAGCCATAAAATTATTTATTTAATTCCGACCTAAAAAGTCAAAAATCGACAACTTCTGTATGAAGTTGCGAGTAAACGAACGTAAACCCTGAAATAATCTCGTCTGTATTTTGATAATCGTAGTCTATCGTATCAATTGATACAGGAAACGCCTTAGTATATGTAAATTTTATTCGACTATTATTAAACTCATCTTTACCAAAAATAGTAAGATTTACCTGGTAATCTTGAAAATTTTTATCGATTTGAATTTCTCTTGCATTATACTTACCCTCACGCTGATCATGAAGTAAGTTGAGCCAGTTATACATCACCCAGTAGTTTTTATATTCATTATCGATTTTAAATTTTACACTTACCGGAGGGTATGAGTTTTTAGAATGAGAACTTACATAGAGCGTATTACCAGCGTATCTATTTTCAATAGCAGGTACTGTAATCTCAGGTACCGCAGTACCAAAAATAGAAAATTGAACAGAATCAGGTATAATATGCTTATTATCTTGATTAAACTTTTTACTAAACTCTTTTAATATAGGCGGTACATCAAAAACTAGTAAAAACTTATCAGCTCTAGATTTATTAAGAACTGATTGCTGTAAATTGTTACGTGCCATTATCTATATTTATTGCAAAGGCATAAAGCCATTGTCTAATAATTCACCCATATCTTCTTCAACCTCATCCCCCATACCCCAAACTATAGGATTTAAGTTATAATTACCTTCACCAACAACAGTGTTATCCAGATATATTGACGTGTTATCTTCAAATAAAGTTACACCGAAATCCATAGGTTCAATCACTAGAGGTTGACCGGTAGAATCAAACTCTACAATATCAAAATATCTTTGAGCTAATTCTTGATCTAATATATACAATGCATATAAAAGAGACATAACCCTATCATCATGCTCTCCGCTTCTTGCCTTCCAGGTACCATTAGGGTAACGAACAAAGTCTTTCAACTCTTTTAAGGTATCGATATCTCTCAAAGTAACAACTCTTAAATCATTGAGCCAGTATCTCATATTCAATACACCTTTATGTTTAGTATTTGTATGAGCTATCATACCTAACATTATATTTTTTCTATGAGCTTTTTGATTACCATATGATACTATTTTTTCATAACCTAAATCATTAGCTAATCTATCTACTACCTGAGCTCCACAATTATTTCGTTCAATTAACGCTAAAGGTGATCCATAATTTCTTAAAATAGAATGAACCTTGTTAGTGTACTCTAAAGGAGGCATCTTATTATTGTGGTAAGTAGCTACTTGCCGTATATCAGTTGGATCAGTTATATCTAAAATTTGCATTACAGCTGCATCTTTCCCCACCCCTTCAGATGTATCAACCCCTGCAACATATATTCTAGATGGATCTGGTTCTTCCCATATTTTATAATGCCCATCCTCTAAAACAATTTTGGGTTCTATAATTTTAGAGCTTAGCAATTCATATAATTCTTCATCAATAGAAGATTCACCAAAATTTACAAACTCACATTCAAACTCTTGTATCCAAGCATCGTATGATCCTATAGCGTGTCTAGTAGCTTTAGCCCACTCTTCGTCTCTTCCTGGTACTTCATTCCACATTATCTTATCATGAGCCCAGTTATTAATACCGTCAACTGCTCCTGAATATATTTTATGAAAAAGATTACCTGTACCATTTGCAGTAGAACATACAAACACTTTAGAATTTTTAGAAGAAGTAATGATCGGAAAGACCGACTTCCAAAACTCTTCAACTAAATGAGGTTCAATAAATGCCATCTCATCAATAACTAAACAGTTAACAGATTGACCACGTGCAGCTGTACCGGTCGTAGTTGTAATACCTATACGGCTACCATTTTCTAAGGTCATTGACGTTTTAGCATATTCCTTAACCGGTGGCTTTAACCAGTTAGGTAATTCCTCATAAGCCATTCTTACTCTTTGAAATATTTCAATAGCGGTAGCTTCTTTGTTAGCTACAAGGAGTATACGTTGATCACTATTGAAGCATGCTTGCCACAAAATATAGATAGTCATCATAGTGGACTTACCAATCTGTCTAGAAGCTAATAGACAAAAAAATCTATTATCTCTCATTTTTCTTAAAGCGCCTTTTTGAGCTTTATAAAGCTTTATTTTTTCTTTACCTCTATCTAGATTAATGATATGAAAGAAGTTTTCAGCAAAAAATAATATATTTTGCGAAGCTTTTTTTAACTGTTTAACTTGATCTTTTGTGTATTCTCCACGCCATTTAGTGTTGGGTAAATTTTTATTACCCATGTAATACATGTTATTATTATTGTCAGGCATCGAAAATATTTATCAATAGTATAAATAATTACATGTCTAAAAAGAACGACTTGTATAGCCTAGGAGAAGCATACGGAAATATCCTAGATGGTGTTAATGTAGTTGAAGAGCAGGTACCTGTTGGTGAAATCGGAGAAGCTGATTTAGTAACCAAGGATACCGGTCCAACAGAAAAGGGAGGGTTCAAAGAAGCGGAAGTGGATATAACCAAAGCGGGCGATAAAGAAAACAAGTATAATATTAAAGGTCTTTCTTATGGAGATAAAAACGATCCTGGTACAGAATATGAAGGTCCAGAGCCTACAGGGAAAGGTAATGCTTATTCTGGTATTGTAGGTAAATCCGAAGAAGATGAGGAAGAGTTAGAAGAAAATGAAGAAAATTCTGAAGAAACAGAGAAAATTGCTCATGAGAGCCTAAATAATTTTATGGCTAAAAAATCTGTATTTGATCGACTTTATGATAAAGTAATGGTTAACGAAACTTATGAAATGGAAGAAGGTGATGATTCCATGGAAGAACTTGATGCTCTTGGATTAGATGATGCTGATCCTGATGGAGCTGAAGGTGAAGTTACTATTACACTAGACAAGGACACCGCTAAAACGTTACATGATATGATTGCTCAGCAATTAGAAGATGATGTTGAAGACGTTGAAGACGGGGAAATGGAAGAATTTGAAGATGAGGAGGCACCAGATAGTGAAGAAGCTCTTCCTGAAGAAGATGAAGAGGGCTACACTCCAATGAATACTCATTACAACGATGGTAAGAATAACAAAGTTGGTAATTTGAAAGCTAAAGGAGGTGCCTCTGAAAAAGGTGCAGGTAAAAAGGGAGTTGATCCTGGCTCACCTATGAACACTCATTACAACGACGGTAAGAATAACAAAGTCGGTAATCTCAAGACCGGTCAAAGCGCATACGAGTAAGATTAAAATTAAAGCTAAGAAAAGCCTGTTGACTTAGGTCATCAGGCTTTTTTTATATAAATATAATTGCTGTGAAGTTCTATAACAAAACTCTAAATAAAAAGTTTTGGTCTGAGGATAAAAAATTTGACCCAGACATACGAAAAAAGCTTTTAGCCATTACAGATGATTTTTTAGATAAGCTTAATTTAGAAGATGTAAATATATATGATATTACCTTAACTGGTAGTAATAGTAATTATAATTATAATAAATTTTCAGATCTTGATGTTCATGTACTAATTGATTATAAAGATATTAATGATGATGAAGAATTAGTTAAAAAGGCATTAGATGGTCAAAGATTTATGTGGAATCTAAGACATAATATAAGTCTGAAGGATCATGGTGTAGAAATGTATATGCAAGATAAGGATGAGCCTCATGTTGCATCAGGACTATACTCATTAAAAGATAATAAATGGATAACCGAGCCTAGTTATAATCCTCCAACTATAGATAAAAGAGATGTCTATAAAAAAGCTGAAACATTTGAAAACGATGTAAAGATATTAAAAGAAAGAGTTGATAAAGTTAAAGGAGTATCAGCTAAAGATTTACATGAAAAAGCTAATAACTTAAAAAAGAAAATTTCTAAGATGCGAAGAAGTGGCTTAGATAGAGAGGGTGAATTTAGTATTGAAAATCTAGCTTTTAAAATTTTACGTAATAAAGATGTTATAGGTGATCTTATAGATATAATAGCTAGATCTTATGATAAAATTTATACCGAGAACTTTAAAACTTATTTTGAATATTTTCAAGGTGACAAATATTTAAAATTTAATGTTGGTAATAAGAATCCTAACAGAGTGGGATTAACTAAAAAACATCTAACTACAACACGAAAAGATTACAAGCATAAAAATCAACATGTTAAGAACTTAATGAACGGGGCTGCAGCTCAAATAAAGCTTATGGGTATGCCTATGTTTAATATGCTTAAAGATTATAATATGGCTTTTGAGCCTGGAAAGTCTAAAATGTTAGGTAATTCAGATGTTGAATGTAAAATGTATGAAGATGAAGAAGGTAACAAATGTGCAAATATAAGTAGGAGAAATGGGATGTAATGAAAATAGATTGAATTGTACTCCAGATGAAGTACTAGCTGCAACTGCTATAAAACAATGTAGCAAGTTAGTAGACCCTTCTGTTCTTCAAGCTGAACAATTAGTTTTTGATAAAGCTTATGAAGATATAATTAACAGTTTTGGAGTAGAAATAGACTATTACGTTAATTCATTTTCATTATTATCAGCTGATTTACTATATGGTGAGCAACCAGCATCTGTATTTTTAGGTCCTACTAATTTAATGATGTATATCGAGTTATCTCAAGATGCTCTACAATTATCTAAATTTGGTTTTGATCCCGGAGATGAATTTACTGGTTATGTACATATTGATACATTCTCTGACGTGCTTTCTGCTAATACGTATTATGTACCAACTAATCAGGGTCTATTAAGTTCAGCTTTATCAGGTAGTGGATTTGATAGTTCAGTAATATCTGAACTTAGTTCTATTGAACCTAAAGCAGGTGACTTAGTACAAGTAACTCCTCTAGGTTGTGATAGACCTGGACAAAGAGGGGCTAAAGTATACGAAATAACTGAAAAAATGGATGAAGATGTTTCAGCCCTTAACCCAGTTTTAGGACACTATGTTTTTAGAATAAGAGCTAAGCGCTTTGATTTCTCTTTCCAGGCTGAAGCTCCGCGTGAAAGAGTAGATAGTAATATATTTGAAAATTCATTCTCTGGTACTCTTTCAACTCAATTGTCGGGCGATGAAGTATCAAGAGATAAAGGTTACACTTGGGATATAGATGACGAGAGCAAAGAGACTGTTTTCGATATGAGTACTAATAATACCGACATTTACGGTGATTATTACTAAAAGGTAAATAAATATGTATAATGGCTGATCAAAATAAATCGTATGTGTCAAACGATGGAAGAGCATCTACGTTTGGTAGAAGTTTAGTTCAATACATACAGAATAGATTACCCTATGCTGCAGGTGGGGAAGATGACTCGTTAAATCCAAAGTATAAAATTTTTAGAAATACGGGTATGAGAAGAGCTGATGCTCTTGCTAAAACTTCTGTTTCATCATCTAACCCTTATAATGCTACTCCTATAGGAGATTTTGGTAAAGATAATTCATTTGGTGATGTAATGTATGCAGCTTTATCACCTGATAAACCTGGTCGCTTAAAAGATTATAGAATTATGGCTGCAGCATCTGAAGTAGCTGATGCTTTAGATGAAATATGCGATGAGGTAATAAATGTTGATGATAATGGAGATGTATGCAAATTATCATACGATAATATAGATCTATCTGTAGATGAAAAAACTGAACTAGATAGAGAGTTCGGTAAATTTACTGACTTTTTCGATCTTAAAAATAAAGGCTGGACATTTTTTAGACAGCTATTAGTTGAAGGTGAAGTATACTTTGAACTTATAGTACATGAAAGTTATACTAATGAAGGTATATTAGGTGTTATTAATATACCTTCGGATATTATAGATCCTGTTTATAATAATATTCAAAATATGCTAGTTAAAGGATTTATTTATAAAAAACCTATTTTTAGTCCTTCTAATCCAGCAAAAGTTGAAAAAACTGAAATGATTCCTATGGAAGAGAATCAAATAGTTTACGTAAATTCTGGGGTTTATAATGAAACTAAAAACTTTGTAATACCATTTTTAGAAAATGCTAGAAGACCTTATAGACAGCTGTCATTAATTGAAGATGCTATAGTAATTTATAGGTTGGTAAGAGCGCCTGAACGATTAGTATTTAACGTCGATGTAGGTAATATGGCACCTCCTAAAGCTGAAGCTTATCTACGTAAACTTATTCAAAATTATTGGTCAAGAAAAACTTTTGATAATAATCAAACTGATATAGTTAAAAAGTTTGAGCCACAATCTATGCTTGATGCTTTTTGGTTTGCTAAGCGCCAAGGATCTGAAGGTACTTCTGTTACACAATTGCCCGGTGGAGCTAATTTAGGTGAGTTGGCAGATCTAATGTATTTTATAAAGAAACTATATAGAGCTTTAAAAGTGCCTGGTGCTAGATTAGATCCACAAGATCAAGCTTCTGCAGACGGTTCAACTATGCTTAGAGAAGAACTTAAATTTGCTAAATTTGTTATTAGACAGCAACAGAGATTTGCAGCAGGTATAAAGAGGGGATTCTTTACTCATCTTAAGATGAAGGGTCTTATAGACAAGTATGATATAAAAGAAAATAATTTAGAAGTTACTTTTAATGTTCCTACTAATTTTTATGAGCTAAGAGAAAATCAAAAATTAGAAATTAAAGCTTCTAACTATAATAATCTAGCAGGAAATGAGTTTGTTTCTGCAACATACGCGCAGAAAAAATACTTAGGTTGGAAAGATAGAGATATTCTTGCAAATAGAGAGTTCTTAAGAAAGGATGCAGAGATGCAATGGGAGCTAGCTCAGATTCAAAATGCTGGTCCTTCATGGAAAGAACAAGCAGCTATAGGTGAGCTACAAGCTGATGCAGCTGGCGGGGAAGGTGCTGGTGTAGGAGATGTAGGCGGCGGAGCTATACCAGAATTTGGAGGCGGTGAAGCTCAAGTAGATGAACCTGCAGACGCAGAAGCACCAGCTGGTGCAGAAGCTGAAGCAGATGTAACTACTTAGACGGGTTATTACTAAAGAATTGAGTTCTATAATATATCATAGAACCAGCAGAACCATTAGCTGCTTTTTTAGCTGATACTTGATCACTGTTAGTCAATCCTCTAATAGTTATTTCATGTAAATGATCAGCAGTTGACTTGAGTAATAATACACCTCTTGCTGCGTCAGAATACTTTGCAAACTCCCCGGTAACATTAATTGCAGCATTATCGCCTGGTCCTACAAAAATTAACACGCTTTGATCAGCATGATTCCATATAGTAACCTCAGAACATGGTTGGGAGCTTAACTGAACTAGTGCCTGACTACCAGGCATATGTGAATTAAAAGAAAAGCATTGGTTGGTGTTAAAGTATTGACTAGTACCATTTTCATTACTAGTAGGTATATTATAGTTTGAAGCCATGTAATTATTTATTAGAAGAATAAATATTTTCATGGCCTTAGCATGTGAAATTTCTCCATTATCAGCATTCCTTTCAACAAATCTTAATAATAAGATTGAAACATATGATAGATTGGGTGATAGAATTAAGAGAGCGTTAGGATATCCATTAGTATCTTTAGAAATACATACTGATCAGTTAAGAGAAAATATTCAGATAGCTGCAGAATATTTTACAAAATACGCCGGCTTTACAAGAGAGTTTTTAATCTTTGACTCTAATATGTATGAAACAAATAAAGGTATAAGATTAGATTTTTTATATACTTTAGCTAATCAAGATCTAGATTCAAATGAGAAAAAGCAGGCTGGTACTAATCCATCAGGACCTGGTCCAGAGTTTTATGGTGAAGCACCAGATAGCGTTTTTGTTGCAACTTCTACTCTTAGTTCTAGTGTTTTCGAAAATATATCATTTGCTACTGAACCTTCTTTATCAGGATCATTATCAGCTGACTTTGGTACTGATATTGTTAAGGGGGAGATAATTGATCAAACAATTTATTCAGCTATAACATCTTTAAGCTCAGCAACAGGAGCTAATTACGGTACCTCGCTTAGTGGTCATTTCGATAATACAATAAAGCATACATATACAATTAAAGGGGCAGAAACTGAAACTACAATATTTCAGAATGCATTTGATTATGATGTAATGGATTATAGAAAAGTAGTTGATGTAGTCGACTTCGAAGAAGGTTCATCTGAAGGTATTAATACTTTATTTACACTAGAACAAACTCTAGCTCAGCAAACTTATTTCAGTTACGCTCTAGGAAACTATGGATTTGATTTACTTTCATGGTATACTATGAAGGAGTTTCTAGATATGAGAGAAAAATTATTAGCTATTCATAGAGATGTACAATTTGATCCAAGAACCCAGTACTTGAGAATGTATCCGCAGCCAGGTACTGATAGATTTTATGGGGTAGTTTCATGTTACTTAGAACGGCCATTAAGAGATGTAATAAAAGAGCAATGGGTATATGAATATGCATTAGCATTATCTATGATTACTATAGGAAGAGTTAGAGGTAAGTTTGGCAATGTAAATTTATTAGGTGGAGGATCTTTAAATTATGATATGATACAAGAAGGTACTACAAAGAAGGAAGAGCTAGAGAAAAAATTAATGGAAGGAGCTGCTCCAGGATTAGGTGACGGTGAACCTTCTATGTTCTTTGTAGGCTAATGAGAAGAAAGAAAAAATGGAGGCAGGGAGTATTTGTTCCACAAAACCAAAAAAAATTTATAGGGGAGAGAGCAGTTTATAGATCAGGTCTTGAATTAAAGTTTTTTAGATTTTGCGATCAAAATAAAAATATAGTCCGGTGGGGTAGTGAGAATATAATTATACCATATCGTAGTCCTCTTGATGATAGAATGCATAGATACTACGTTGATAATTATGTAGTTATCAAAGAAAAGAACGTCTTAAAAAAATACTGTGTTGAAATAAAACCATCAGCTCAAACTAAAAAACCACAAACAAAATACCGTAAAAAGCAACATCTTATTTACGAGCAAAAAATGTACGTTACTAACGTTGCTAAGTGGAAAGCAGCTAGAGAGTATTGTAAAAAAAGGGGTTATACCTTTCTTATTTTAACTGAGAAGGAGCTTTTTAGTCGCTAGCGCATAAATAACTTATATGGCTTTAAAATTGAATCTTGTAGTAGAGAACCCAGATGTAGCTGATGAGTTTGAGTACATTGAAGAAGAGACTAATAGAAATGAACCATCTAACCTTTACATTAAAGGTCCTTACATGATGGCTGAAGGGGTAAATAGAAATAATCGATTATATCCTCTAAACGAGCTTAAAAGAGAAGTTAAGCGCTATAATGAAGAAATGGTTATACCGGGTAGAGCCATGGGTGAGTTAAATCACCCTACTAGTGCTGATGTAGACCTTGAAAGAGCTTGTCATATGGTAACTGAAATAACGCAAGACGGTAATATTTTTTACGGTAAATCAAAAGTTTTAACAACACCATGTGGACAAATTGTACGTTCATTAATAAATGACGGTGTTAAAGTTGGTATGTCCTCTAGAGCATTAGGTACATTAGAAGAAGGAGCTGAGCATAATACTGTTAAAAATATGAAATTGGTTGCTGTAGATTGTGTAGCTGATCCTTCATATCCCAAAGCTTTTGTAAATGGAATTTTAGAATCTAAGCAATGGGTGTTAGCTGAAGACGGCAAATATGAGGAACATTACGATAATTTTGCAGCTAGTTTAGTTAATTTACCAAAAAAAGATGTAGAATCTTTTTTAACTAGTAGAATTTTAAGCTTTATCAAAAATTTGTAATAAATAATAATATGTCAGAAGAAAAAAAGAACATTACTAAGTTTATAGAACGACTTTCTTCTAAAAATTATGCCAAGGCGCATAAATATTTAAAGCAGGTTGTTGAAGATAAAATCTTAAAAAGAATTAACAAAGCAACCGAAAAACCACTCTTTTAATTATGAACCAAGAATTATTACCTGAAAGCTTAAAAGAAGTATTAACAGAAGAAAATGTTAGTGCTATTGAAACAGCTATTAAACAAAAAGTTGAATTAACAGTTGAAGCGGCATTAGCTAATCAAGACGAATTATATTCGGAGAAGCTTGAAACATTAGTTGCTGCTATTGATAAAGATCATACTTCTAAATTAAAAAGAGTGGTAGAAGCTGTTGATACTAATAACGCCAATAAGCTTATTAAGGTAGTTAAAAAATATGAAAAGGATTTAAACGAAAGTGCTAGTGATTTTAAAGAGACATTAGTTGAATCTATTTCAGATTACCTTGAAGAGTATATTGATGAGAGTATTCCTCAGCAAGCTATTGAAGAGGCAACACAAAACAGAACTGCTACCGAAGTATTAAGTAATTTAAGAAAGGTTCTTGCAGTTGATTCTTCTTTAATGTCAGAATCAGTTAAAGCTGCAGTAGTTGACGGTAAGACACAAATTGATAATCTTACAGAGCAACTTAACGAGCTTAAGAAAGAGAATGAAGTTCTTAAAGAAGGATTTATGGAAACTAAAGCTAACTTGTTCTTAGAGCAAAAAACAGCTAAACTTCCAGCACAAAAAAGAGACTATCTAGTCAAAGTTTTAGGTGATAAGTCACCTTCATTCATTGAAGAGAACTTTGAATATACGGCTAGACTTTTTGATAAAAAGGAGCAAGAGAGGTTAGAGGTTATAAAAGAGGAAGCTTTTGATAATCGTCAAGTAAAAGCAGATGCTCCTGTTGAAACAATTTCGGAAGAAAAAAGTGAAGTACGTAATCCTTATTTAGAGGAATTACATCGTATGAAATAATTTATCGCCCCGAACAATGAGGTGCTAGCCACCTGAGTAGCATGGGATATATCCCATGAGGTTACAATAAGAAAGGAAACGATTATGAACAAACCACAATCATTTATCGATAGAGATAGAGCCGATGCACTACTTGAAAAGTGGGCACCTGTTCTTGACTACACTTCTGATAGTATTAAGCCTATTGAAGACGATCACACTCGTTTAAATACAGCAGTTCTCTTGGAAAACCAGGAGAGATGGTGTATTGAGGAAGATAACTCTGGCGGCGCTGGCGGCGGCGGAGCTTTCGGTGGTGGTGCTACTGTTGGAGGGGTTTATAACCCTAACCACGGTGGAGGAAATGCAGGAGACACTCTTGTAAATTCTCAAGACACCTACGCTACTGGTGATGCACGTCTTCCAAAAGTGCTTATTCCGATGATTCGTCGTACGTTCCCTGAGCTTATCACCAATGAAATCGTTGGTGTCCAGCCTATGTCAGGTCCTGTTGGACTTGCATTTGCGCTTCGTTATGCCTACCAGTCCTCTGCCTTAGGTACAGGAACTGATGGTACTTCGGATCGCAATACTAACACTGGTCCTGGTAACATTCCTGCTCCTGATGGTGCAGCGGGTGCTGTCGGACAAGTGTACAATGGTGCTACTGGACTCAACGACGACGAGCTTGGTTATCAATTACTTGATACCAGGTTCACTGGTTCATCCTCCCAGAGACTCTCTGGAAGTTCTGACTGGTCATTTGCCGATCAGGACAGAGGTGTTGCTCAGATTCTTTCTGCTTTTGAGATTACTGGAAACATTCCTCAGGTTGAGGTTAAGTTCGAGAAGACCGCTGTTGAGGCCGGCACACGCCGCCTTGGCGCACGTTGGTCCGTCGAGCTTGAGCAAGACCTTAAGAACATGAACGGTATCGATATTGATG